CATCGAGACTAGAACCTTTTTCTTGTCTGCTAGAGCCTGTAAGCAGATATCTACGTCTTCGTAGTTGCCGCCTTGATAATCTTCGCAAAATCCACCTACTTTTTTAAACCAATCGGCTCTGATTGCCATTAAAGCGCCTGTAACGGCTTTTACATCCTTGTATTTACCTTTAAACTCTGATTCTTCGGCTCCCATGTTCTCATGGTATGGCAGTCGCTTCTTACCGAATATAATTCCTTCGTGTTGGATAGTCTGGTCTTGCGATAGTAGCTTAGCTCCACAGATAGCGACCTTTTCATCATTAAAGGCTTCGACCATCGCTTCAATGCTTCCTGGTAATATCTGGCAATCGTTATTAAGGAATATCAGTATATCCGCGTTAGTCTTACTCGCTCCTAGATTGCAAGCTGCCGCGAATGATAACCTTTCGTCTGACCTGATTACTTGATGAGGTCCATCGATCAGCGTCGATTCTTTTGAACCATTATCAATAACGATTACACCAATATCTGCCGGACCAAACAGATAAAGGTTCGACAAGCAGAACGTCTTTAATAAATCGTCCATCTCGTAGTGGGGAATTATTACGGTTACTTTCATACTTTAGCACCAACTAAAAGTGCAATACAAAACCCGAAAGCAGCCATAGCTATTAACAATATCGCTATTTCTAAAATTAAACTTATCTTATTATTCATTACTTCACTCCCATTATCGATAGATCGCCTTTATTGGCGCTCTCGTATATGTAGAGATTCTTAAATCCTGCTTTTTCAAACATCGCTCTCGCAAGGTCTTTATTTAATCCTGACTTGGCACCGTAAAGAATGTTTAACGCTGCGTTCGGATTATCCTTACATTGAGCAAGTCCGTAATCGATATCAGGTATCTTAATAAATATCTTGCCGTTATCGTTTAGAACCCTTCGCCACTCACCTAGAACTGCTGACATCTCTTGAATAGTGAACGTATGTAAGAGATGAGCTGAGTAGAGGATATTGAACGTATCATCGGTAAATGGTAACTGGTTCCCTTTAGCAACCACATCAGGGTTAAACTCTTTAAGTTCATCTACCCTTGTTACCTGACAGCCTGGAAACTCATCTTTACGACCGCCACAGCCTATCCAAGCGAGTGACTTTAAACCCTCCATTCGGATTGGCTTTCGCCCTTGGGCTTGTGGTTCCTCTCCTTGTAGTCCAAAGAACTTCTTTTGCACTTTGCAAAAGTGCGACGCTTGTATATTTGTATCGATCCACAGCGAATAAGGCTTTCCATTCGGTGCAATCGTTTCTTGCATTTTAGTGTAGAAATATAAATCTTCAGTTAATGCCCTGGCCTCCATCTTGCCCTCTGATGTCTTAGTCAGACCGTAATCGATGGCGAACCACGGCTTTCCGTGTTGCTCTTCCATTCTCCTTAGAACGTCGGCGCGTATCAATACTAATCCGCACCCTGCCGCCCATGTTTGGAAGAAATCTCCAACCGTCCAATCGTAATAAGAACCCTTACCCTTTTCCTTGAATATTAACGGCTCTCCAGGTTCGCTCTTAGCGTAGTAAACGCCCGATATAGCCCCTATGTCCTCCGGTGAGTTCTCCATCCGATTAACGAGCATTCTAAGCGTGTTAGGAGGCATTATCACATCATCATCAAGGAAGAATAAGTATTTAGGCTTACTTTCGTCACTTACTACCTGTTGTGCTATTTCATTCCGTGCTTCGTCGATCCTTTTGTCTAAAACAATACTAAATTGATTCGTGTAATTGATAGGCATTGCTATCGATGTAAGGCTCATAGTGAAGTGCATCGATACCGTTCCGAACGTTGGTATTCCGATTACGCATTGAGCCATTACTGAGAACCTCCCACGTTTATGATTACCGTGTTTCCGGTTCCCGATAGTGCTTCCATAGTTCTTAACTCACGATTCGCGTTTCTAAGAACTCTTATAAGAGCCTTATTAACTTTAACCGCTTCGGAAATATAAGCTCTGACTGTGGTTCCCGTCTCTGCCATTTTCTTTCCTCCTGTTTTATTTAACTAGTAATGCCTCGAATGCTACTGTTCCGAGTGCGCTCTCAACGACTATAGCCGCCGAATCTTTGGTAACTAGATTTAGAGTATTGCTGCCGTTCGTGCCGTGCGCTGTAAGGCTGACAAAGTTCGGACTTACGCCGAGACTATGTACCTTACTGAAATTAGCGCTTGCTGCCTCTGTGGTTCCCGTAAGAGTCTCAGCCATTCCCCCTAGCGCTCCGTCTGCTGGAAGCGCGAGACTTGATCCAGATATCTGCGATCCAACCATATCGGCAACCGTGATAATGGACCCTGATATTTGAGAGCCGACAATATCCTTAATGGTAGCGATAGATCCTGTCTGTACTGAACCGACAATACTCTTAAGCGTTGCTATCGAGCCGGTGATCGTCGAGCCGTTAAGGTTCTTAAAGTCGCCCGTCGATCCGCTAATGGTTGATCCGGTAATAGCTGAACCGACTTCTAATACTGATCCTGTTAGTCCGTCGGCAGCGACCGCGTTAAAATGGGTGGTTCCTTGTGTTCTATCCGTCATTTAAACCGCCCCCTTAGGTCGTGCTTCGATGCCAGATACGATTATCAATAGTTCCGATTCCGTAAATGAGTCGCGCCTTATACCTTACGAGATCGAAAAAGAAAACATCGTCAGAAATGAACTGCTTCGTCGCTTGCTGTGTGAATGTTTCCGGTGTTGGTCCGATAACATTTTGATAGATCAAGCCGTTAGCGTTTCTCTGCCTGCCTAGATAGAATCTAGTAGTTGAATCAGAGTCGAGCAATGGACAAATGACGAGACGAACAATATTCCTAAGAACGTTGGTGTCATTATCTGCGGAGCCTGAAACGCCTGCCGATTCTAGTATCCTTCGAGCTTTCCATTGTAGAGCTGCTGGTACTATTAACGTGTCTGGATTCCAGTTAAGGATTTTACTTGACGCTGTATCGGTCTGAGTCTGATAGGTCGTAATCATTGACTCTAAGTTGGTTGGTGTTAGCGTTAGCGTGGAGCTTTGCGCCGTTGTATTGGCAGCGGTAACTAGATGATCTCTGATCAACTCATAACGCTCATACTTAACCGATTCTCCTAACTCTGTTGCAAGCCTTGTTATCTCTCCCGACTTATCATAACGAATTATCTCTTCCGTAACTTCGACGATTCCACCATGCTTTTCGTTCCTAATAACAACATCTGCCTTAGCTGTCGTTCCAAGAGTGAAATACGGAGAATTCTGAATTATAGTTCCTGGTGTCGGTTTAAGCTTCTCGATTCCTGCGTAAGTCTCAGTCTCTTTTGTAGAGTTGATGTTAAACAAGAGCGGTTGTAACACATCTGTTACAGCTTGAAAAGCCGATAGCATGATGACTCTAAAGTCCTCTCTCAACTGTGAAGGGAACTCCGAAGTCGTCGCGGCCTCAAACAACGTTCTCCTGTTCATAAGGGCTAACGAATCAATAGATTCCGCTATTGCTAAAGGACGACCGGCTTGGTATGTGTCGATATTGTCTGAACCTTCGTAAATCTTGAACGTATGGTTCTTTGTCTCGACTACCGTGCAATCGCCTTCCTTACTTTCTCTTACTTCTTTTGATTCTGGTCCTAAAACTTTCATTTTTCTAACTCACCTCCTTTTAAAGTAATATATGGTTATTGCCTGTTATTACAACGGCAACCTTTGATTTATCCGAACTTGATTGTTCCCATGCAACGCCGATTGCTGAACCGGTCGATACCTGAGCAGTTGCGACAGCGGTCGCACCAGATCCGTAGAGCTGTTGACCTTGCTCTATCTTTTGTGCGGAGCCATCGCCCTTGGTGAGTTCAAAAACTCCCCTAGTCTCGACAACCCCCTTACTTCCTGCGACTGTATCGGTATCTAAAATACCGAAAAACATACCAGCATTAGCACCTCTAAGCGCCGAACCGGTAGTATCATACATAATATCGCCGCCCGTACCTGCCGAAGCCATAAAGACGACCATCCGTTTATAATCAGCCACAAATTTATTTTCTGCCAACTTATTTCACCTCCTGATAATATTATTAAGTCGTGATTAGTGTTTTGTTTCTTGCAATGATCCGTAAGCAGCTTTAGCCTCTGGTAACAATGCGCCTATTGTGTGAGTAGCTTCTTTCGTGTTTTCTTTTGGCGGATTACCTGTCACCTTAACGCCTACGCTCTTTAGAAAGACCTTGCGAGACTCGATAATAGTATCCATCTCTTCGTCGGTCTTGCCCTTCAACGATGCTGTTAAATCTTCATCGACCTTCTTACGATTTTCAGCGTCTTTAACGGCTTCGAGGATTTTAGAGCCTTTGATCTTAAGCTCAATCTTCATTGACTCGTTTGATTCTCTTAAGGCTTCGAACTCTTTAGCGTCGATAGAATCACCCTCTTTATTATCGGTGATCTTCTCGTCCTCTTCCTTTTTTGCTGCTTCGAGAACTTCCTTCTTAAACGTCTCCAATAGTTCTGGATTCTTTTCAGTCAGTTCTTTAATCGTCAATTCATCTATCTTCATTTCTTCTTCACCTCCCTCATCTCTTTCACTTGCTATAAGTCGTTCAATCGCTCCACCGGCATTAGGCCGCGTTACGATATCGGTTGAGAATACTGATTTAATACTTTCGACTAGATCAACGCCGTCTCTACCTTTCGGTATAACCGTGCCGTCTGCGTGAATCGACGCTCCGCATAGATTGGAGCTTTCCGTTGCTCTTGTTAATAGAGGTCTTACCCACTCGGCGGATTCTAGCGTATTTAATTGAGCTTTAATGCTAGTAACACCATTCGACTCGTCAAGTCTAACTGATGTATAGTCACCTATTAAGTCTCTAATCGATCTCTCCGGCCTATCCTTCATTTCTGTTTTAGTCGGATGGTCAGCGTAGGCTTGCGTACCCTCGAATAGTGAAACCGAAGCCTCTAATACTGAGCGCGGATAAATACGTCGTTTGTCGCTCGTTAAGCCTTCCTTGATAAGCGTTATCTCATATATTCCTTTTTCTTTATCGATAACAGATGCTTCTAATATATCAATCGGGATTACAAGGTCTGTTTTAACGCTCTCTGTCATTTGCTGTTCTGCTTCTTTAATGGCTTTAAACGTCTGGATATGTTCGACCTCTTTAGGATCTCCGAGAGTGACTATCTTGCCGTCATCTTTATAGGTCAATTTAAAGAACTTCGAATCTCGCTCGACGATAACGTGCTTTGGAAACGTAGCGAATACATGAGTAAAAAAGTTATCCTGTCCGAAGTCATTATCGAACTTATCTTTTACGGCTCTCCTGATTCGCTTCATCATGTCGTCTATCGATCCGATGACGGCCTCTTTAACGAGGATATGTTCTTCTTTATCCTTTTCCATTCTTCACCTCCGATTCCATCAACTTCGTTTTCTTGCCTGTTGTCTGTGTTTCGTCTAAACGCTTTACGACTCCATTTATCTCTTGAACTCGTGGACCTAGAGAAGCGGAACGTGCGTTCGTTATCTCGCTTATAAGCAATTCTCTTATGACTTTATAATCTTCTGTTTTCATCTTGCCTCCTTTTGATAAGATCTTTTATAATCCTTACTAAAAAGAAGTCTGAATATAGACCAAGCGACTTCGAGTTTATCTTTGAAAGATAACTCATAAAACTTATCGTGAAATGTTACTAGCATATCTTCATCGTCGCGCATAACTATGTCAGTCATCATTCCTCCTTTATTGTTTAACCGCTGGATTAACGCCGAACTCAAAGTGTTCTGGGCATCTACAGCCGATGTGTGCTGTAAAGGTAATGCTCATAGACTCTAAAGGGAACCATTCGCCATCAAGAGCCAAACATATTTCACATACCAATTCATCTTCACTAGTTTTCCAAAATAGACCGATATCCTGACCGTTAACGCCTCGATCTATCGCTATATCGTCTCTTACTTCCTTTGACCCTTGAATGAAGCCATCGAAGAACGGCTGTTCGTTTGAGAATGCCCAAGCTGCGGATCTGTTCTCATACTTATCGAATATCTTATCTAGCTCCGCCATGTATTCCGTGACGCTTGCAAAACCGGAGGGGTTAACGCTTAGTATCTCCGCATCTAGCGCCCTTACCATATCCTCGACGCTTGCGGCATTAAACGTTTTCATATTTAAAACTACATCGTCATCGAGTAGGTGCGTGACTACTTCCTTGCCTGACTTAGCGGCTGCGTATCCCTTGCCTACCGCGAATGAGTCAGCTATCGAACTATCTCCCAGTTTGATTAAGTCGGCTATAAGTATCTGTAATGCTATTCTACTTTTTTCTGTCATCGGCTTGCTTTCTCAAGCTAGACAACGTTTTCTTCCTAGCCTTATTGACCGCTGATTTATAAGTTGATACATAGTTGTCGAGTATCTCATCCATCTCGTCTTGCTGGAATGTGAACTCAGCTTCTTTAATGGCCTTATTAAACGCTTCGGCTGTTATCTCTTGCCCGGGGATTACCGTAACCTGTTCAATCGGTTCGACTTCCTCTTCCTCTCTCCTGACTCTCTCCTGATTAGCTATCTTCTCCTGCTCTTCATCGAAAGAATCAAAATGGTCGAGGGAATCACCTATTGTCTTAGCGGCTGACTCGTCTGAGATCCATCCTTCTCTTGCTGATATCTCTAGCCCCTCAGCGAGTACCTTTAGCGACTTAGCGAACGCTTCCGCATCTCTAGCTGATATCTCCGGTGCTATAACATCGAACTCAGCGTTCTCAATATCATTAGATTCAAGCCCTTTAGCAACATATCGTTTAAAGAAGCCCTTTAATTCATTCTGCCTGCGCTCAAACTTGGCCATGATAGGGATTTCAACACTTGTCGCTGTTGCGAGGTTAGATTCTGATGTATCTCCGAGCCAGTGTTCAGATAGACCGACACCGGCAACGATTATCTTCAGTAACGCTGAAAGAAGATCCACCATACCTTTAACATCGTTTGGTAGTGCTGTAAATTTATATTCTATATTCGGTGAGTGAACGTACCACGTTCCAGGCTTAACCGTTCGCTCTGTTCTCTTGCCTGTGATAGGTGAACTTGCATCGTCACCGCTCTTACGCCAGCCTCCAGCGGTTGTCGTATTTCCACCAGGACCCTTGATTATCTTTTCGCCGATAACCGACATCTGGATATTGCTTCGTCTTACTAAATTGGTTGCTACCTGTTTATGCCTTGTCAGCCATTTAAGGATGCAGAGAAGATCGGATATTCCACGCCTTGCATTAGATACGGTGTTTATCTTAAGCGATACTATCTCGTCAGCTGGTATCCAGTTAGTTTTAAGCGTCTGCTTTACTTCGGCACCGTCATTATCAAACTCGACTACATGGAATTCCTGTAGGTATCTTTTAACGTCTTTAACGTTCTCGGGATCTACATCAATGGTTCTAATTGAACTGGGATCGGTTAGCGTAGTCTCAGCAAAGTCAGCACCATCAAAGAACCGTGCGAATATCTCACCGAATATCGAAACCTCTCGACAAGCGTCATGCTGAAAGGTAGGCCAATCGTTAAGCTCTAGGAACTCGTCAATCGCTTTCTGCGTGTCTTCATCCTCGGATACGACCTCAAAGCCGTCCTTGATAACAAAGTCAGTCAGGCGGTCAATGTAGCCCTTAGCAAGTGGGTTCTCAACGTAAGCTTCCCAAGCGTCCTCATGGTTCTTTTTGTAATCAGTCCATGTAACGTCTTTATCGTCGGCTTGCGCTGCTATCGCCTGCCAATCTTTTACTTCCTCGGCTAGCTCTTCCATGTAAGCGATATCGGCCTCATGCGTTTCTAGTAATTGACGCTGCCCTTTGATTATTGACCCGACTATGGGTATTCGCTCTCTTAAGTCTGCCATTCTTCTCCTTTGGCAAAAAGTGAAATTATTATTCTAGGATTATTCTGATTGCAGGTCACACAACCGTACGATAAAAGCGGACAGTTGAATGCGATAATCGTGCTTATAATATAACCGTGTTTTTCACACTGTACGTTTTATCGCCTCAAATGAGGAGCGATTATATACAGTCTGGCAGGTCGAATTAAAAAACCACCCTTTAGGTGGTGTTGGAAACTATAAAAACAGACAGACAGTGCTTGGTTTATTTAGATATGTTCTACGGTTTTACCGTTCTCCATGAGAAAAGAATCACCAATCTCAGCTAGAATCTGTACTTCATCATCTTTGCCTGGATTAACAAATATTTCCACGACATGAGAAGAGAACCCTTTATTGTCTTTTACATTCTCCTGATCAGTGCAGTGAGTAAGGTTAAGAAAATTTTGAAGAACACTTACTTCATTATCCTTCGCTCTTTGGATTGTCTTTGTGGTAAATTCTTTAACATTGCCTATGTAGCGAAACTTCTTACGTTCATCATCATTAAAGCCATACATTACTTTTAAAATCATCTTTCTTCCTTTCTACGTGTCTGTCTGTCTGTCTATCTGTCTGTCTGTTTAAAGCGGTTAGGGTTGGTTAGTAAACTCGTCCGTAATCAACCTTGCAAGCGTTCTCAGATCGCTTATCTTGCATTGTTCGTTTATCTTCGGCTTGATGTTTCCAAGGTTTACACATTAAGCAACCTGATCGTGTAGATTTCGGGCCTTTGCGTTTTTTATCTTTAGCCATTACCCCTACTTTTCCTTAACCAGAATATCCGTATTTATTCCAATATTTCCTATGCTCTTTAAGTTCTTTTTCACGCTTTAGATCATTCATTTGCTTGCGATATAGAACTGTTCGTTCTCTCTTTTCTTTCTTTGAGTGTGGGCTATGATAAGCTCTGTAGTTCATATCTGGAGGTATCACGACTTCTCCTTTTGGTTGGAGAGGGATGTTAACTCAATTAAGCATTGACTACAAACTTCTTCAACCATATTTGTTACTAACTTTCCACACCTATCGCATATCGTTGGTCCTGTCATCCCTCTACTCCTTTAGTGTTTAGCCTGAGTACTGAAAGTAACTTATCCTTTTTGCGTTCTTTCGCTCTTTGTTTTTCTCTCTACGACCCTCAGACTTATACCTTGAACACTTGCCGTTTCTCTTGCCTCGGCTTAGTTTACTTCCTTTTGCCATCATCTACTCCTTGGTTGGGTGGTCAAGTATACCACGAACTAAAACTTCCCTTCATTAACATACTCATCCTCATACTCTTCGACCATCTCATGTGTCTCTTCTTTTTGATTCATCTTTCGATGGGTTGCAAGCCCGTACCTAAGAGCGTCCATAGCGTCGTCTTTAAACTTGACCGGTTCCTCTAAGACATTCCCTTGCCTATCCTCGCGCCTCTTATAGCTCTGTATCTCTTTGATCGTGTTGACGCAACGAGGATGAATGATGAGCTTATACTTTTGAACTACATCAATACCCTCTGTAACCGACTTATAAGCCTGATAAACAAGTATTCCTTCTTGCTCCATATCCTCTATCCGCGCAGGATCGGCGCTATCGCAATAAGTCGGAGCTCTTACGTCATATAGTGCTTGTTTAGCATTTATCAGCTCAATAAACTCTGGATTGGTTAATCCCTTCTCGTATATCTCATCGGTAATCATTACCGTGTTCTCTTTGATGACTAATAACAACCATACCGACGGATGAACAAACCCGAAGTCAACACCGCAGATAACATCATCAATATTGTTTCTATCTATCTCGAATTCTTTAACCTGATAGTTGTTATAAATCTTATTCTGGAATACGCCCCATTCACCCTTAGCGTATATCATCCACTGATTATGGTCCTGCTCTTCTAAGTCCTCTAAATCCTGTATCTCTTCTTTAGCCGCGAACTGGTTATCAAGATATGTAAACTGGTGCCACTCGCCTTGGTCTTTGTCGAATATCTTTGTCTTTAACCAATGGTTCTGATCGACCGGATTGAAACTGTATATCCTTTGAGCATAAGCATCTACTATGCCCTGCTTCTTATCGTCTAAGACACCGCCACGCATCCTACGGCGTATCTGTAAGTATTCGTTATAGGATAGCTCTGTCGGTTCCTCGAACCACATATTGGTGACATCGGTTAATGATTTGATTCTCTCTGCCGGTTCGCCTGTAGAGGTAACTACGGGAATAAAAAGGATCTCCGAGCCGTTCTTAAACTTGATGCTCATATCCGTCTTATTTAATTCACACTCAACGTTCCACTCTCTAAGCGTCTTAGTTATCAGCGCCCAGCAAGTGAGCTTAAGTGATGGCTTGTACTTCCTGATGACTACGAACCTACGTTTGGGATAAGCCTGACACTTGAGAATTACCTTTTGTGCGGCTGCATAGGACTTGCCTGAGTCAGCACCGCCGTAGAGGTAGAGGTCGCGTTCTCTTGATCTGAATACTTCGCTAAACGATTTGTTTAAGTGGTCTTGGCTTAAGACCAGACTTTCCTGTAACGTCGAATTCTGGTTGGACGACAATTACCTGCACCCCGACTCTGTGATCGATTTCCAGCTTCTCAACTAATTTACCTGTGTGTTGCAATAAAAGTTTAATCGCATTGACGTTACCTGCCTTGGCTTCCGTTGCAAGCGATTTAATGACGTCGGGTAACTGACCTTCAAGGTAAAACATCGCCCTATTGTAAACCGCATCCCAAAATCCATCTTGGTTCTGCCAACGATAAAACGTTCTCGAATTGTATCCCATGTCGGTCGCTATTTCTTCGTTTGACCTTGTATCTTGGGGGTTAGCCTTTATGTCTATGAATTTTAATTGCTTAGGTGTCCATTCATTTTCCGACATTATCCGACCTCGTTTTGATAATAAAAAAAGCCCTCTACTCAGGCTTTACTGGATACCTCTCGGTATCATACAAAAGAATAATCCTTTTATTTTCCCGTGTCAAGATTTGTTTAAAGGTCAAGAGCTTGCACGGTGTCAAGTTTTTATCCCCATTTCCTTCTTTAGCCATCTTGCATAATCTAGCTTGATTAGAAGTGTAATCCTTAAATCGTTAAAATAGTTATTTACATGAGTGTCTCCGGTTGGCTCTACCGATCTAGGCCTGTTGACTTCAACAACTGAAGCGTTAGTTCCTGTCGGTAGATTAAGCGGTGGAGCGTTATGCTTTTGTAAATCCCTAACCTCGTAAGATAATTCTTCAAGAATCTCGTCTATCTCTGTAGCGTATGTCTTGCCCTCTCGCTTATACTTGGCTCGCTGTGAGGCGTTAGTATTGCGCTGTCGTTCTTTGTCGGTTATGATGCTCAAAATCTCTCCCTTAACTTATTCGGAGTTATCGCTGCGAAATCTTGAACGTTCTCGTAATATTGATCGACTAGAGAAATTGTTTCATTAACGCCGTTTACAATCTGATCGCCGTCTTCGTCTGATAAGAAATAACCGTAAACTTTTACTTGCGTAAATCCTGCTTCAAGCGATACGTCGAAATATCCGTGCTTTATAATCCCGATGTAAAAGTCTTCCCAATCCTTTATTTTAATCCGTTGTCCGGCTTTCATTCTTCACCCCTTAAAGTATATTCCCATTATCCTCATACTCCTTACCTTTAAAATAACCCTCTTCGTATAACTCACTCCAAGCGTCAAGCCTATTCACCGGACCAACTGCCGAAGCAGGAACCGTCTTAAATCTATCAACATACCTCTTAAGCTGTTTCTTATGCCAAGATATCGGTCTGTTTCTATTCATCCATGCTTTTGTTCTATCGTTTTTCATGTTCACCTTTCATAGCCAAGCTAAAGTGTAGTTTATCAAAACATAAAACTCCGAGAGGACAATATATCCTCCAAGCTATGTCAGGATTGCGTCTAATGTACGCATCATTCTGCATTAACCGAAGTATTCTCATATCTATCAAGCGTTGTTTCTCCAAAACCTACCTCCATCCATTGCCAAACAAATACACCCATCAAAGCCATAGACCCTTGCAGCGCCATCCAGTAGAGCGGAGCATGGACGATTAGATTGTAGGCACTTGGATTCATTTTAAATCCATATTAAATTCTTCTTTTATGCTATTCGGTGGAATATGGATTTCATATTCATTAGTCAGGATGAATATCTTTTTTTTGATATAAGGCGTTTTATCTTCGGGTAAGTCCTGATAAACAACAGCATATCGCGCCTTGATTGTGCCTCCCTTTATGCCTTTACCCTCTTTTCCGTAATAGTGATAAACAAGTTCACTATCGACTCGTCCGATACCTATAAAAAAGTTCCCTGATGTTCCTTGACTGTCGTTTAAGGCGACGATTTCGATTATTCGTTCATCCATCGGTTCTTCTTCGCAACCTGTTAATAAAAGCGATAAAAGAATCGTTATTATGATTAGCTTTTTCACACCCTCCACCCCATCCAAGAACCATAAACCTGAACCGCCAGATAGCCAGCCATCATAGCCAACACGAATAAAACGAATTTGTTATTTGGTTTTTTATACATCGGCTTCACTCATCCTTTTAAACTCATCAGAATAAGGGATAAATATTGTAGTTCCAAAACTGTTATCGTCCCAGTTCTCATAAACCCAACCGCCGGGGACTCTGAGATATTGAGAATAGTCACTCGGTTTCCACTTTTCGCCAATCCTCAAATCGTAAAGTTCTGCCGCATAATGTATTGCTTTTTCCATCACTCCACCCCTTCAATAGAAATCTCCGCCCTCTGCTCCAAAACCGTATCAACCTTAAACTTAAAAGCGTGTAACTCAATAACCTGCTTATCGTCCTCGTAGGCTATGCCGTTTAGCGAATCTATCAGGCTCTTGCAGTAGTTATCTAAGTCCCCGTCCTTATTCCCATGAAGATACACCTTTATTTCGATTCTAATGTTTCCCCCTAGCCGTACTATACCTTTAGCCCTCGCTGTCCAACCAACGGTATCCTTGTAAGCCAGATAGCGCTTTGCTTGTTGGGTTATAAGTCCGGTCTGCACCTGTCGCCGTGTCATCCGTGCTGCCGGTACCGGTCTTCCTTCTACGGTGAAGTTCATTATTCGCCTTTTTCCAAAATGTATCTTCCATTTAACTCAACCGATTTACCTTCAAGCTCTGGATACTCGTTCATTATTTCATTCCATAACTGAGCTTTAACCGCTGCATAGTCTTTGAAAACGCTGGTGATAGCTTGATAGTCATATTTCTTAAAGAATCTTCCCTGACCTTTGACAACTAACTTTTTTATCTCGCATAATTCATCGACCCTATAATTGAACTCCCTAATTCTTTTAGTTATCTGAAATCTTTGACCTTTCATATCTTAGCCCTCTCCCCACTCTGTTTACTTGTTGTTTTATGGTTCTTCCCATATCCAGACGATAACGCCTGATACGAGTCTATCCCACCCATAGAAGCCGATTTATCCATGTTACCTTGTCGCCACTTTTTAAACTCAGCGTTCAGAGGGCACCGTGCCTGCGGATAGAGCTTACAGACTGTGCAGGGTTCGGTTATCTTGCAGGTGTCTGGTTTTTCGATCATGGCTCTAACCTATTATCCGCAAGAGCTGGTAAAAGCAAAATTACAATAAGTATCAACCACGCAAACCACACTAAAACCTACCTCCCCTATAATCTTTTTTAATAAAATATATAGCTATCACACACCAAACGACGATTAACAATATCATTATCAAACTATCTTCTTGGCTCCACATCTCTACCTCCCTAAACCGCCAAATAATCCGCTAGTACCGGCTCTCGATTCTTTATCGCGCTCTTAGTTTTAAACTTTACCCAGACTTTATCGATATTAACCTCGTAGTTCTTACCCTCTTCGACCAACGTCTTTAATGCCTCAGTCTCATCGATCATCCCCTTATCAATTTGTCTGGACAGCATACAAGCGAACTGACATAACTCGTAAGCCTTATCATGTTGCCACTTAACGAGATCCGAAGCGTGGCAAGTTAGAATCCTAAGACCCCAGCGAGTACCGAACGGACTGAGCTTCTCCATCTCTTCACTCTCTTTTTTGATCTCTGCCGCTTTCTTATCGCTAACGACTTCTCTCATGTGATCGTGATAAACGGCTTTCATCTGTGCTATCGATGGGAAGTTATAACTGATCTCTCCGTTCTTCAGTGGCTTATAGCACTTCTCGAACTCGTCTAAATTGAAGTATCCGATTTCCTTGTAGTATCCGGCTATGCGGTTTTTATGGACATTCTTACCTAGTCCTGTGGCTATCTCTTCCATCAAGCCTGAGAACCTTGTAAAATCAGCGTCGTTCTTTGGATCGTGGTTTTCGTCAAACATCTTTAATCCTCCTGCGTTAATTTTAATAAAATTCCTACCGCTGCGTACCATATCGCGGTAATTGTGTCCTCTTTGATTATTTGAAAATAAAACGCCATTATTACAACTCCAAAAAATAAACACCTATTTATCATTATTCCCCTTCCTCTTCTCTTCGTTGACTTCTCTGATTATCTTGAGTGTTGATTCTGGAAGTTCGCCGTCGGGATTATCCCCGACAATATCTTTAGCTACCCAGCCAACTAAAGCGTGATAATCTGATTTATATGTTTTTCCCTTCGATACTTTCCAATTATTTAACTTTTCAAGCATTACCTCTAAAATTGAATCACCGAACTTATCTTTTAATTTCTCATGCTCTTCATCAGTTAATTTTATTGATTCCTTATAAGTACTTTTAATACTTATCTTATCCTCGCCTCGCCTATCCTCGCTTAAGAACTGTTTGTTAACAGTTCCCACCTGCACTTCTATAACCTCTAAATATTGAGGGTAAAATTCAAGAAACTCATTCCAGAGTAGAGTTTTGAACTGATTACTCTCACGAATTAAAGCTTTTTCTAAAAGGTTAGGACGACCGCCACCGTTATACTGCAAGAAGTTATGAATGAAGATACATTTATTATCAAAGTCATATGATAAATTCTTACAGTTCCCTAACAGTTTATTAACTGTTCCCAGCTGTACATTTGTGTCGTTTGCTATCTTTTTTGGAGTTACCGTATAAATGCCCGAATCTGAAGTTGCATTATTAGTAATCAAATAAAGAAATATAGTCTTTTCTGAAGGCGTTAATTGCTCAAAGTCTGGATCGTTCCAGATATGTACTGAGACTAATCGATAATTAGCCAAAACTATCCTCTTCGTTTTTCTCAGGTATGCTAATAATATGATCGTTTAAATTACGATCGAGCTTACCTTCATCTCCGAGCTTCCAATCCATTTCTATATGTTCAAAGAGTAAGCCGTCGGATAAATTGAGGCTGTATAGTGAGATGTCTAACCAAGGTATTTGTTGAGCTGCAAACGTAACGTCTCCTTCTGCCATTTTTCTCCCTATTAGTACACCTGTAAGGTTTGTCTTGTAGTATTTTTTAAATTTACCTCTGTTCCACGCACCTTTAAAAGCTGTGTAATATCTTGATATCTGACCCAAAGCATTCAGATCAATTAGATTTTCTTTTAATTCAAATATAGTTATATTTAATATGGGTATATCGTTTTTTGTATCCTCGACATCAAAAGAGATTAAATCAGCCCTCCCATAATTACCTAACTTTGCTTCTTTAATAATGTAAGCGTCATGGGAAACATTAAAATAATTCTGTAATGCCTCATCGAACAGAAACTATTGTAACTCTGCTTCAAGAATCTTGACCATAATTTCCTTTCGCCATAAAAAAGGCCACCGCTTTAGTTCCGGCTAGGAAACGGGGACGATGGCCTGATTTAAACTTTATATATAATTGTTTATTTTTGCAATTCATTTTGTTTCCTAGCCGTTGTCTTATCTTACCACCAACCACTAAACTTGTAAACGTTACCTAACCTCCAAATATAAATGCGGATGCTCTGAGTCTTGCTCGAAGGTGCGCGTATCTGTCCTTAGAGCGCGTCTATCAGGACTCATCTCTGAAAACCTTACATTGATCTGACGCCTATCTAAGAGGTAAGCCGAATCAACCTCATACTCTTCGACAACTTCAGCCATGAATCCTATCAGTTTGATCTTCATATTTCCCTAAGCCGTATAGGTCGGCAGTTAACGCCCTCTGCTTTCCTAATACAACCATCATTGTTTTTACAAAACGACCGTTCTGTTTGCCTTTCGTCACACACAAACCCCTCATAGATAACCTCTTTGTCGGCTGGCTCTAACAGTTCCTTTTTTAATTCTTCAAAAGCTTTATTGCAACACTTATAAAATTCATCAACCTCTTTTACTAAATATTGTCTTGACATTAAATCGTTTTTCTTCAATCCCTCTACTTCATCAATTAAAGCGTTTATTTTCCCTCCAACTTTAGTTGGTTTTAAACATTCCTCGTTAGTTAGCTTCTCCATCTCTTACTCCTTAAATAGCTTGTAATATTCTTGACGTTCATCTGCCTTAAAAAGTGTAGGCTCTTTACCCTCTTTGATTTCCTGATGCCACAAAAGCATCCTGCCTGTTCTACCGTTGCCGTCTACAAAAGGGTGGATTAGTTCAAACTTAACGTGGTTTTCTATTGGGTCAAACTGTGAAACTCCTGTTGATAAATCTGGTTTAAAATCGTCTAACCATTCGCTCATTAAGTCATTAACGAAAAATGCACTAGGGCAAAGGCGTGTTCCAACATAAACATTTATATTTCGATAATCGCCTTTTTCATCAGCCATTAAGTCAGTTTGATTTTCAACTATCTGAAATTGTAAGGCACATATTACGGTATGATCTAATTCTTTAATTTCTTTCAACCACTCCCAAGCCTTTAAGCTCTGCTCATCCTCTTTAGGATCGTCTATCCCCTCTATTAAGTTTGATTGTCTTATGTGTTCTTTCATTTATTACTCCTTAAACGGTTCGTTTGTTTCGTTATCATAATATTCAATAACTTCATTTACGCTTTCTTCGTGGCAATCAAAGATAATTCCTTTCTTGTTTTTGATAATTATTAAAACCTGTGACAATTCATCCTCGGAAAAAGCTCTATCTATTAACTTTTTTGTAAATTCTTTATCCATCACTCCCCCTTAATTAGCTTGTGTAGGTAGGTGTTTAGTTTAGTCATTCATCTCACCTTGATAATGTTTATGGGTATCTGATAATTCTTTATTCAGCTCTTTATTCTCGGCTCTAAGGTCTTGGAGTTCGGCATCCATTACGTCAGCTTCTTCTATTAAAATGTCTCTTTCCTTTCGTGTTTTATCAAATAAATCTGCCGTTTCTCCTAGTCCGTGAGTATTCCTTAATTGCCATATAAGGTCTTTAGCCCTGTCTTTCATCAGCTCTCCTCCTTTAACTCTAAATAAAGATAAGATAAAGCGGTTAGGAGATCGGGGTCTGATGAGCTAAACGGCTCTCTATTGATATATTCGTCTATAATTCTAAAAGCGATTGTAACCAACCATTCTTTTGTTTGATAAATATAATCAATGTGAACTGATAAAATATCATCTAACCCCTCTAACTCGTTTATTATCTGTTTTAGGTCTGGAACGGCTGCTTTATTGTTGTAATCTCTGCAATTAACTTCGTGAGTAAGGGTATAGTTTTCGCCAAATACTTTACATTCCAAGCAATACCAACCATCTCCACCAATCTGCTCTACCCCGATTTCCTTGAGCTTTAAAGAGGTTTCATAGTTGAGAGTCATGGTGCTATACCCTCTTCCCATGCCTCGTAGAAATCTCCATCATCGTCTTGCCCACAGCTTTTTTTAAGATGAATAAAACCTTTTTCTCCTATAATTGCTTTTATTATTTCTTCTAAGTGCCATTGTTTATGATGTCCACCATCAAATATGCAACCATCAATAGCTAGGTCGATAACTTTTCTTACCTTTTCACTTTCCATCTTTATTCCTCCCTTGAGTCTTTGTAGCTAAGAGTCATTGGATAGTTCCTTTAAAAATTGTCCATAAGCTACTTGAATATCTCTATACTCATCCTTTATATCGTCTAGGTTAGAATTCAACCCTCCGCATGTATGCCCCATAAAATCACCCTGACCTTGATAGTCGCACCATTCGTCTTTAGGTTTTTGTCTACATGGAAAATTATCAGGATGAGCCTTGTTAAATCCGAACCGCTTGCCTTTTATTACAGCTTTTATGAGTTCACTGCATTCTTCTATTAACTTATCTGATGCCGTTCCTATGTGTGCATATTTTGGATTACTCATTCCTTTTCCTCCCCTTGTTCCTCTATCTCATGTAAGTTGGCTGTGAGGTCTATATCACTATCTACTTCGTTTCCCCAAATATTCCACCCGTCATATTTATCATCATAAAAAAAATTCGGCTGTTTGTTATCATTTCTTGCAAACAATTCAATTCTTGGCAGATCTCCACATAGCTCAACTATTCTCAACCTAGCTATATCCGGCTTTGCTGAATGTTCACCAATAGGCGTATCTATAACAGAATGAACATCTGCGTTTATTCTTTTAGGTTTTCCTTTTGTAGCCAATAAACATAACTCAGCATTTGCTCTTGTCCAACGGCCCATACCCCAAAACCAGCTAGCAGAATTTTTGTTTTTCTTAACCCAAGTAAAGGCAACGGTTTTATATTTAAAACCCCAATTTTCAATCAATTCCCAACACTCATCAAGCTTTGGCATTGTTACCCATAAAAACAAAATACAATTATCATCTGTTATATTTTTAACAGGTAGATTATCAATCCACTCTTTAGTTTGTGTTAAATATTTACAACCTGCCCCCCTATTTCCTGCAAGTGCCTTATCTTCATAGCTCCAAGGCGGATCTGCATATATTATTTTATATTTCTTCATCTTTTTTCTATTAAGCTCCCTAGCCAGCTCTAAACTGACTACTGATTGTTCGGGGGTCATTGGGATGCCTTTGGTCGAACCCAATAATCGCCAATCTTATAAGAGTCATATTCACCTTTTGAATAAAGCTGTATAGTCTGCCGCTTAGTTGTGAGGTCATGGTCATATTGTTCATCATCTTTAATCTCTAAATACCAACTCTCGAACGTCGATGAGGTTTCTGGAATGTGTCGCTTTTGAATAATCAAACCATCATCTAAAGTCCTAGTGCAGCCGCTTAATAAAACTAAACAGATTAAAGCTATAATTATCTTTTTCATTCTCCCTCTCTCTCGCTAGGTAGACTGCATCTCTACATATCTGTAATCGCTGAACATTCCATTAGTGCAATATCCTTTATAAACTCTCCACTCTTCTTTACCTGTATTCAACTTAAGCATTGACGGTGGCTCATAATTAACGCATCTAACATCGCAACCTTGCTGAAATAAAGGACAACACCATTCAGGCTCTTTATGCGAATAACTCAAAAGGTTATCTTTCGCCCCTTGCTCTGTATCCCAAACTCCTAATTCCGTTATTTGCTTATCCTTGTAACTCATCTTCACTCTCTCCTGACTCGCTAGGTATGTGGTTATAAGTAAGTTCTAGGGTTATGGTGGAGGTCATTTTTGCACCCAACATTCGATTTTCTCGGTAAATGTATGAGCTTTCATAGCCTCTCGACCATCGTCCTCATCGTTTAAATGGCTTATGCTAACCATTCCTTTAGTCATTCCCTCACTAACCTTTAAGCCCGTAGCATCAAGAAAAGAATCTCCGCTTACAGCTTTAAATAACTTTCCATACATTTGAGCTGTTGGCGCATAACAAACGGGAACTATTAACGCACCATCACTATCTGTAAATTCTTCTGGCAGTTCCATTTCCCCACATATCGGGCAAGTTACCTTTTCCTTATCTGCCATTATTTCCTTTCTCATCCTCATACTTATCTAACCCTTGGTCTTTATCTATTCTCTCTTGCGTGACAATAACGTGTTTACCAGTGGTGCGCTGGATAGTCTCTTTAATAACTTTCTCGTCTGAGTTTCCGCTTGAAAGATGAATCAAGTGGATTGATATAGTCTTACTCAAGTCATTCGCCTTAAAGAAATCGACCGCTGTTTCCAAAGAAAAATGATTCCGTCTTAATCGCTTTTTTAAGCTTCTATCAAGAGATCCATTACTGATATTTCTATCTAAGATTTCCTCGCAATAATTAACTTCTACCATGAAGTGAGTTATCCCCTTAAAACGATAATGACAATAAGCTGAGTCGGTAAGATAAAGTAACTTCTCATTACCTCTGGCGATCAGAAATCCTAAAGGTTCCGGCGCGTCATGTTTCGTGTCGAACGGTAAGATGGTCCAGCCGTCTATATCGAACTGTCTATGCGCCACAATAGCGTGTGTGCGGTGCGATACTATACCCAACGCTTCAAGCGTCCCTTCCGAGGTATAAACATCTACCCCAGACTTAGCAACGCCTAAGATTGCCTTAGAATGATCTTGGTGCGCGTGGGTGCATAGGCAACCGGCGACGCTCGATAGATTAAAGTCGAGCGTCTTCCTGATCTCTTTTATCGAGATACCGCACTCAAGCAATAAGGAACTACCATCCTTCGTTATCAGATAACAATTACCTTTGCTAGACGACGCGATTGCCTTGATCTTCACTTACTCAGACCACTCAGGGTTATCGCCCTCGGCGGTAGTTGTCGTAACTTCACCTTGCGCCTGTGGATCTGTCTGGATATCTATCTCTTCCGCGTTCGCTTTCTCTTCGATCTCTTCCGCTACTTCAACCTCTGCTATAACATCATCAGACCGGTTAAAATGATCCTGACCATCTATGATCAAACTATTATCATCCGATGAGTTGATGTAAGCCTTGCAGGTGCGATTGATTACCGTTTTAAGCGCCATGTCTGCTGTAAACTTACCGTGAACCGAATCAGCCTTTATCTTGCCGTCAGCGCTAACAGGGTTCATCTTAGACATCTTCCAAGACTGCTTAATCATCTCGATAGTCATTACTTCGGTAATAATCTGACTACTGTCAGCTACTATTGTGCAATAAGCTCCGACTATCTCGTCCTTATTCATATTAGTAAGGCTCGAAGTATGATTTATTATTTTCGTCCTAGAATCCTCTATCTCGAATTCGAATTCATCTTTCTCATAAACGACTTTCGCGCGTATATCTCTCGCTCCTGTAACCTGTTTACAGAGCGCCATCGTGCCGAAGTATGACCGCTGAAAAACAAGCTCGTTACCGTAAACGATAAAGTATCCTTGTTTCTTAGCCGGATTAAGACCTTGAACCACCATATCGAGCAAGGCGTTCATTATGCTCGGTCTAGTGCAGACTTCGAGCGCTGGCTTCTTAGACCGGTCTTGAGTCTTTTGTAGGATAAGCCAAGCTGATTTCATCGCGTTCTGTGGTGAATAATGCTCTGGAAAGTGAATCTTTCCGTCTTTCTTGAATTGCTCAATACGCTGTTCGGCTATATCGAGCGTTTCCTTCTTGATCTTCGCTAGGTCTGGTGCCATTTAATTTGCTCCTTTTGTTGTTGGTTTATTAAATGCTTTTTCGACTGTCCAGCCGACATCAATACGGCTCCTTAGTGTGTTATAGTTCATGCCTAAAATTTCTGACCATTCGGTCATTGTTTTAGTATCCCCTTGATAGACAATATTACGATTATCTCGCCTATTTCTAGCTTGCTCTTTAAGTGTTGCCCACCGACAATTATCAGGCCCATAGTGTCCATCATTATTTATTCGATCGATGGTCAAGTTGTCTTGATAGCCGTTCGACATAGCCCAATCGTGAAAGGCTTTGAACTCCATCCATTCAGCATAAATCTTTATTCCACGACCGCCATAGCAATCATGTTTCGGATGGTTAGAATTTAGACACCGTTGCTTCATTGTTGACCAAATCCTATAAAGCCTCGATGGTTTACCGTTTTGTAGTGTTAAGCCAGTATTTAATTCTTCCTTTAAGCAACCGCAACTTTTAGTATATCCGACCCTTAAATTTGCTCCGGCAACTAAAGAGTTGTTACCACAAGTGCAACTACATAGCCAGATAGCTCGACGATGATTATCACTTTCTGCAAACTTTACAACAGTCAGCCTACCGAATTTAAGACCAGTCATATCGGCTACTTGGTAATTCATTTTACTGTCTCTATTTTTAATTCCTTAACGCCCTCTTTAACGAATAACGATATCAATTGACAATCCATCTCAGGCAGCTCTAAAACTGACTCGCGGTTATCAAGCCATATCGGAGCCTTAATATCATAGTGCTTAGATAGTGTGTAGATAACGTCAAGACCTGACTGAATCCTACCGGCAGAGTTCAAACTGTTATGGGGTACTCCATTAACCAAAACCTCACAGCAAGGTTCTAAGCCGCCAGAGATAAGCTCTTTAAATAACTTGAACGTTACGATCTTGAACTTACTATTTATTCTTTCGCTCAAGATACTAGCCCGACTCTTCTCAAACTGTTCGATGGTGAAAAGGTCGCTTTCTAGTGATTCAAACTCTCGCGCAAGTTTCTTCTCTTGGTCTTTGAGTTCATCGATTCTGGTCTGTCCTGATTCTCGCTTTTCGAACTTATCGATGTTTGCCCATAAGCCGGTTAGAGTTTCGTCAAGGTCGTGTATATCTTTTCTGACTTTATCAATCGCATCGTCATTATCGTAACCGAGTGCTGATATCTCCGCTGTAAGGCTTGATAGTAACTTAACAGCCTTTTGATGCTCCGGCGTATCCTCTAGCGACTTGATATTGCCGACTCCGATAGTCCTAGCTTCTTCGGCGCTTGCGAGTAGTTTTTTATTCTCTTCTATCTTATCGTCAGCCTCTTTTAATGACTCTTTAAGGGCGACATTTGTCGCTTCGTGTTCTTCGATTATCTCTCGATTAACTCGGCCTCGCTCGTCCAGCTCTTCGAGTTGTCGAGATTTACCGGTATTGAAGTTCTCTTCGGCTTTCACTCTGGCTGCTTCGACGTCTGCCTTTGGAAGTTTCTGGTTGCAGGTCGGGCAAAACGTATCGGGTTCCGTAAATCCCTCAAGGCCGTTTCCGTCTCTTAGGTGGTCGGTAAAATTAGAAAAATTAACAAATTCCTGACCGTTTACCTCTTTCCAATCTTTAAGAATAACCTCATTCTCTTCTTTACGGCGCTTGATATCATTATCGTTCGATATTATTAACCCGCTCGTTTCGTTGTATATCTGCGCTATGTCCGATATTCCGTCCTTCATCTTAGAGATAGCTTCTCGCGCCTTATCGTCAGCTTCCGAACCTCGCTCTTTATGCTTATTCTTTAGGCTTAAGATATCGCTCTCGACTTCCCTTAGCTGCTTCGTCTTTTCCGCGATCTCACCGCCGGACTCGATACGCATTACTTCATCTTCTTTAGCGCGGCGTTTAGCGACGAACTCGTCTTTCTCTTTCGTGATAGCTTTTAAGTCTAGTCCTGTGATATCTGGCAGAGCGATATTAACCTCATCAATCCTAACCGGTATCTTCTCAAGCTCCTTATTGATCTCGCTGCGACTTTCCTTTAAAACCTTTTGATGGTCGTCTATCTTTCGACTTCCGAGGATCTCCGGCAAACGTGATAAGTCTTTATTACTTGCGATTACTTCGCTATCGGTTACGCCTCCGGCTATCTCGAATAGTACCTTGCGACACTCTTCCCAATGGAGCTGGTCGTTAAAGAACGTCGGCGATGTTATCAGCTTAAAAGTATCTTCGTCGATTAGGTCTGATATCGTTTGTTCGTAATCTGCTTTCTTCGTTGGTACTCCATCGACAAAGTAGTTTGTCGTATTGCCTGAGAACGTCCGTTCGGCGCTTCCTCTGGTTTTCGTCCATTTCTCGACGTAGACTTTCTTGAACTTAATCGTTCGTGAGCCGTCTTTTCCTACAAGTTCGAACGTTCCCTCGACTTCATGCTCTAAGCCGTTTTTAACGGCTCCAGTAGGCTCCAGCGTCTTGATGCTAAAATCTTTTTTATTCTGGCTGTCCTTGTCGAATAGTAACCACGTGAATGAGTCGTAGATGCTGGTCTTACCTGTCGAATTTTCGCCGAAGATATTAACATCTCGACCATCTGCCGTAACTTTTAGTGACTTGATCCCTTTGAAATTCTTAAGATTTAGTTCTAGTAGCTTTATTTCCATCTAACTACTCCTTTTCTTTCATAGAATCAGGACAGTGTTTTTTGTAAAGCTCTTGATATTTCTTCATGCCTTGCTCCCAACTTTCTTCGCTACCACCATTATGAAAAACCCTAGACATTCTAGTGTGAAACTTCTCGGCTTCAACAGGTGTTTGGTGAGATTTAATAACAACTGGTTCAGAACACTTAGTAATTCTTTTTTCTTTTTTCGTATAACATATTTCTAAAGCGTGACTCTGATTTAAAGCCTCAACCCATATCAAAGCCGTTTCTTTTATCCCTTCGTCACTCCACAAAGTAGATACAACAACGCAAGGCTTTAAGTATGTCGTTGGTGAATAAGCAGATATTAGTTGCATTTGCTTCCTTTCTTGACGTAAAAGCTCAAAGTGTTAAACTTTTACTTACCTGTTCTGGTGTTGAAGAGGCCGCTACTTAAGCGGTCTTTTCATCTTCTTCCACCTTTTCTACCTATCGCCTCGAAGAACTCTATCCCGTGCCGTGCCTTAGTGCTGTTGCCGCCCTTGCGACCGATCTCTTCGAAGTAGCTCCGTGGCTTCGTGTTGGCTAACTTATTACCGCCAAGCTTACCGATCCTTTTGTAATAATCGATACCGTACTTCTCCTTGCAAGCGTTACCGCCTTTTAATGCTTCCGGTGATCCTGCCATTGGTCCTCGCTTAGTCATTTTGTTTCACCTCCTAATCGTTTGATATTATAGCCATGCCTGGGATTACTAAGGCCATTGCTGACAAAGTTCCTATTAGTCCCGTAAAAACAATCTTAGCGACATTCAACCCTACCTGTAGACCATCTATTCCGCCACCATCTACAGCGATAACTACGACATTGACAAGCCCTACAATGCCACCAATAAACATTATCCAGATACCGACATATAAACCTAAAACAACACCTGCTATTACCATTAATATTCCTAATGCTTTCATTCCTTCACCTCCCTTTTTAGTTTGGGATAAGCGCCTGCCATTGAACGCCTACCCCGAATTAAAGAAAAAAAGTTGCCTCAAACAACTTAGAATAATGCTTACTTATCCTCCCATTCCTGATATCCAAACCCTGCCATTCTTCTCGGACTCGAACCGACCTTTCGATTCTGAAGCCTTAAGCCCCTTAAGATAACCCCAACCCAAATCGTGCCGTAAAGAATCCGCATAACGTTATCTATCGCGTTCTGATAGTTTCGCTTTATCGCTCTCTTCCCTGTGGCGCTTATAGCGTTCTCGAATGCACCGATTAGGGCTGCGAATAATAATATTAGTATCGCTATGGATAGATTTGTTGACATCATTCACCTCCTGCGGCATATGCAATAGCTATTAAAAGAATTGTCCCTATGAAACCAATAAATATCCATACAATGTCGCTATCTGTCATTGCTTTCCCCTCTTTACTTTCCGCTTAACGTTCACAGGTGTTTCCATAGCCCTCGTAGTGGTCCATCCCCTTTTTATCCTTGTATATAGAGTGCAAGCCTTCATCCCTATTTCGTCAGCCCAAACATTCACAGTCTTAAGTTGTCCTTTATATTCTATGTAAACATTACATCTCATATTGTTTGATTGTTCTTTCGCTGTTGACCACTTACAGTTTTCTTTTGTGTAGTGACCATCAACATCTATCCGGTCGAGACTTTTGCCTTTTGGACGGTCCCCCATATCATCATAAAAATTTATAAAAACTCTCCAACTATCAGAAATGCTTATTCCCCTACCACCATAATCTTTATATCTATCATTTTTTGGATTATAAATCCGTTGAATCATTGAAGCCCAACTACCATATGATCGTGTACGGCTCTTACCGCTTGATTGCCCGTGAGTTCTACTTGCTAATGGACCTAACTTTAATCCTGCTAATTGTTTTTCACTTAACATCTGTAACCTCAAATATCCTCTTTTTAAAAAACTCTTCTAACTTCCTCATTGTAGTAATACTTACTGGTTCGCCCTGTTCTGCTTTTATGATTGTTCTACTGCTTAAACCTACTTCTTTAGCTAGTTCTTCTTGAGTCAATCTCTTGCTTCTCCGTAATTCTCGTATCATGTATATATCACCTCTTTTTCACATTGTAAACATAATTATTTCATACGTCAAGCAAATAAACAATATTATTTTTAGACACAAAAAAAAGCCCCTCGGTGATGAACCGAAGGGCAACTATGAAAATCTGATCTATTTAGTTTCAGAACTATCTAGGTATTCTAAGATTATCTCGTCTTTCCTCACCTCGCTTTCAGACTCGATACGAGTTTCCTCTTTCTTGATCTCCGTCTGAGCTACGTTACTGGTGCCGTCAATCCAAATGCTTAAAACTACTGTTAATAATACAAAGAAAGAAACAATAAAGACTCGGATTAACTTAAAATTATTATCTGGAATCTTATCATACTTAGGCATTGATAGCCTCCTACTTCTTAAATAGCTTTAGTTCTTTGAGTTCCGATGCAACTGTCACGCCACCAGAAACATAAGCAGTGGCAAGCACTAAATCGATTGCTGTCTGTGGAATTACTATACTAGAATTAGCTGCTATGGTGTAAGCGATAAAGGCAACGATCAATAGTGCATATCTTAGATTAAGAGTCATTATTAACCTCCTTTCTTATCCGGTCCATGCGCGTTTGGGTCCAACGTCAACATGAACAAAGCCGTCTTTAACATACGTTCCTATCCCTCTAAACCCGACCTCATTTGCAAGTTGGGCGAGTTTCTTGGTTGACATACCTGAACAATAGATATCGGCTGCCTGTCCTAACATGTGATAAGACCTAGGCACGCCGCCGACTTGTTGATTATACTCAGGTGTCCGATATCCTGACGTAACTGTAATAGCTCTTCCTATCAGATCCCTGAGTTTCTGCAAGCGAAAAACAACTTCACTCTCAAGTTTAACTTCGTTAGTGTCCGGCGATACAAACTCTCTTAGATTGAAATTCTCCGATACCTTGAAATCATTTAGTGACGACATATTTACTCCTTAATAACGGGTTTATATCTATCATAAATCTGAATAAACAACCACCAAAGACCAGCGACCGCCGTAATAGCGCCAAAGATTGTAATTCCTAAGCGTCCAAGCCAAGTAAAGCGATCTCGCTCATCCTTCATAGGTTTAACAGCTTTCTTTAACCATGCGATTTCTTTTTTAAGAAAATCGTGATCGACGTTATCCTTGATGATATGCTGCCTAAAGGCTTTTCGTTCCTCTAGGTGATCTTCTCGCTCTTTCTTAATACCAGCTAAAGCATCTTCGACAAGTTCTTTTAGGTCTTTCTCTTCCTTCGGTGTCAACTCTCCCCCTTTATATTGTGTATAGTTCGCAATCGCCGTAAAGTCTTAAGTTTCTAGTTATGCCCGATTTGTTCTTCATCTGTACCGTATGTGTAGTAATTGACGACACAAAACGAGTAATATCAACGTCTAACTGTGAGCTGGTCGCTGTCGCCACGCCGAAGAGGTCGTCGGTTCTATCAATAGAGTCAATTAACACTTGATAATCTCCACCACTTGAAAAGTTCCATATTACCTTTTTAACGCTTGAATAAAGGGCAGTTGAAAAGGTTAGAGTCATATTAACCGTTGTTAAACCGTCATTAGCCACAGACTCTAGTCCTTCATCGAAATTAAAGCTCTGTATTACATAAGTTCCTTGATCGTATCGAGTCTTTGATTTTTGTTGTCTAAGTTCTGCTTTTAAATCCGTCATAAATGAACGAGTTCTATCTTTCCAGTTAACCGTTATCGTCTCAGCGCCTTCCGGCTTGAACTCTCTTTTTTCGTTGATTATTCGGTGGAAGGTGCTTCCATCAAGTTTTAACTCTGGAATATTTATTTTATATGCGTCGCCTATCTCAAAGCCTTTAGTTTCATAATCGATGGGATCTACTTGTATATTTTCATGGAACGTTGCCCTTCGTCCAAGCCATAGAGCCGCCATAGCCTTAAGCGTCGCAAGAGTCTGTTCTTCAGATAGTTGATAGATTGATTCTAGTATTATGTTAGAAGTATCATAAGCATCAAAATCAACCGCCCTAGAAAATGTCTGTCCTGAACCCTCAGCATCGGCGTTACCGGCTCCGAGAGCGATAATATCAGTTACAAAGCTCGTCCAATCCTCTTCAGATTCAAACTGTCTTAAGTTCTTCTCGGTGACTGATAATAAAATATTCTTATCGCTGCCTATCCTGTTCTTAAAGTCGAGGTTAGCGCAAGGCGTGGTAGCATCGACGTAGGCGACCGGATTTTCTTTCCATTGCCACCAAGTAATATTATCAGCCGTTGAAGCAAGCTGCTTCCTGATTCTGTCATCTATCGCGTTATATAAAGTCTCATAGCTAACCGAGGTCGTTTTGCTTGAACCAAAGTTATCAATAGTACCCTCTGGTATAAGCTGCTTTGGTATTCTGACGTGTAGGTTGTCAATCGTTATAGATGTCGGAGCGTTGGCTTCAAAAGCTCTAAGTCTTAAATCTCCGGCACCCGAAGCAAACCCTGTAAAGTCTCCGGTCATTAAACTTACGTTATCAATAAAGACTTCCACCGATAAACCAGATACAACTATCTTTATATGACCGCCTGTGAATATCTCATTATCTCTAAAAGCAAGCGCAATAGTTGCCGGTGTTGTTTCGTTCACTCGGAATTCAAAGGTTGTCCTAATATCTCCTGCGCCGGAAGCTTCATTATCAAGCGTTATAACAAACGACCTGCTATCCGTCGCGTCTACTCTCGCCCATATTACTGAAAATTCGAAAAGACTTCCCCCGACTCCGGTCGTTACGGTTATATCCTCAATGTCGAACTCGATAGTGCAATCGTCCCATTCGGCAGCGGTCGGACTAGTGTCGTGAGTCATTAAAGCGTTATCGTTGCTTCCTGAGACATCGGGATCGGCAAATAATTGATTACTTACTATAACCCAATTATGATTTCCGTCGTTCGTCCAATCGCCACCGAGGGATGCCCGATTGAAGTTATCCTTTATCTTATAATCTCTACCCTTTAGAAAGCGTTTAACGGTGTCCGCTGGCTCTTCAGTAAATGATTGTACTGTCGTATGTTGTTTAGTGAGCAACCACGCCTCAGACGGTCCACTAATAGTAATCGTATTAAAGCGCCTTTTGAACTTTAAAGCGATACCGGAAAAGACTATCGTAGAATCCCTGATTATCTGGATAACATCGAACTTGTTTATTTCATTTCTAGTTAATTTGTTTATTCCGCTGTCTTGATCCTTTACCCAACCGTTGGGGATAGTGATTTCAAACTCACCTAATCCGTGCAGATGGTAAATATAGAAGCCTGATATAAAAGGAGCAGCGAAAGTCTTTCCTGTGGATCTCACGATTGATTTAACTCTATGCGTATGTTTTGTAAACTTTCTTACTGGTGTCGGCATTATCGCTCGACTACTTGACCGAGTGCTTGCGTTTCGCTACGAATATGTCCGGCCATAGTTGCTGGGCTATCTGAACTATCACCAGATGAACCAATAGCAAAAAATGAAAAATGAGCAGTTCCGGTTGCCATATTTATTTGGTCTGCCTTAGATGATGTAATGTTATAAGTATCGTTAAATGTTCTAGTTCCAAGCTTAACCATGCCAAATGACGGCCTTCCAGAATCTTCAACGGACAACCTATTTGCTGATAATGTTGCGATACTATAAGTTCCGTCTGCCTTTGCTGCGCTGTCAGTCGCGTCTGCTAGTATATTAGAATTGAAAGTTCCGACATCTAATCGACCCACTAGGTTAGTCGGGATCGTACCAGTTACAAAAGATGGCCGTGCTTCGATGTCCCATTGTCCACGATCTAACCGAGCTTTTACTTTTAATGAGTTTGCGGATGGTGGATAGCTCAATACTAACTCAGCCCTTTCAGCACTTAAGTTATTCAGATTTATTTTCGGAACGGTAGTTCCATAATTTACACCATCGATCTCAACGAAACTTGCCGTCCCTGCCACTGCGTAATCACTATCGGCCTTATTCCAATACTTGAGCGTCAAGCCCCCAGGAAGGTCAGCGGTAAACGTCTTTCTAGTCAATACTTGTAATAAAGTATTCTCAAGAACTGCGTCACCTGTAAATTTATGATCTGCTCCGAATACTTCCACCCAATTAGCCCTTGTCGCAGCATCGCCCATATCATCGTAGACGCGAACATCTCCCAGACCGATACTTCCGACATCTTGCTCATAGGGGAATAAGTCTTGATTAGTCACGTTTCTTGTCCACTCGATATCACCCAGCGAACCGCCTCTATTGCCTAAACTTCCCGAAGTCAGATAAACGGAAGCGGCAAACGGAAATCCATGCGAAGTGATAGTTCCGGTCAAGTTAGTTCCATAATCCGAAGTTCTAATTGAGTGGTTTAACTGGATGGCTCTTTGAACTCGCTCTCTCTCTCCTATCTTCGTAAGCCTTGCATTAAAGTCAGCGTAACCGCCATCGATTCCACCCGTAGGGATTTCAATGTCTGCGCTATCTAAAGCGTAGTAACCGTTTAAATGAGTCGCACCGCTCCAGTTAAGATAGACTTCTCCAACCTCAGGATTCTTTACAAGCTCTCTTACTTGATTCTGTAAGGTTATACCAGCCGAAGCCGTTTCTCTCGCTAGAGGGAAGGATATCGACACTCTATCAGGATTGACGTTCCTAACTTGCGCTAAAGGGAAACCGCCTTGAATAGTCTGGTAATCCATATTCTTCCCGACGCTGATTCTAAAATCTTTATGAGCGTCGTAGTCCGGCTGAATCTCTAGGTGATTTAGTTTAAAGCTCATAGATTGTCTCCGATTCCTGAAAAGTGTTGATCGACGCTCTGTGCTACTTGTTTTCCGTCAAGCATGACTTGAGTTGTAATCTGTGTCGGTTGATTACCGCCTGTATTTATCGGTACTCCAACCCTAGTAAAAAATTCTGTAACTTCGCTCGGAAGGATTATCTCTCGCCCTTTTTCGCCAACTTCAACAGTTGAATGACCGAAAATGCCACCTTCTGCGGCTACCTGTGGACCGCTAAAAAATCCCGTTGGAGGAATCGGGCCAATAAATGGTATCGGCCCTATAAAGCTTTTATCTCCAGGTTGACTAAGCGGTATTGGGCTTAAGGGACGACCGCCTGTAGGATCATCTAGGTTAGGATTTCCAAATAAACGGTTTGGCCTTTCTTGTGCGGATAAATTAAAATCTATATTAGAAGTACCAGGACCGCTGGGTCCGATATTCGATGCACCTATGTTGCCGAATAATAGTTGTCTAGGGAAATCGAATATTTCTGTCGCTAGATCCTGCAACCATCTTTTAGCCTCTTTTATCTTATCTATAAATATATTAACGTCACTGTCAGCCTGGCCTGCTTTAGAAAGTGTTTTATACCATGCGATAGTTCGTCTATCTATGATGTCCTGCTGCACTACTTCGTTAGCTATTTCTGTTGTTAACTCTATTGTCTTGTCAGCCGCTTTTTTCATTTGTGCAGTCCATATTTTAGTAGTTTTCGTAACCCTTATATCTGCACCTTCCTGAGCTAGCTGTGCATCGATGCGCCTCTGAGTAGCAGCATCAGCCTCTTTTGAACCTACCCCGTGGAGACGTTGCGCTTCAGTTTCTTCCTCAATTGCTTCCGTTACTCTATCTACCGCTTTTTCCTGAGCATTAAGAGCCTCCCTGCGTGCTAAGTCCGCGTCTTTTACGTCTGATCGCGTCTCTTCCAATTCCTCCTCGGCTCTTTTAACGCCGTCTACTGCGTCAGCAAGAAAGCCAAACGCTGAAGTTAATCTGTCAGCCGGAGTTACCGCCGCACCTAACGCTCTATTGGCGTCCCTAATGTTTGTAAATACTACACCAAGGATGCCTCCTAGAACTGCGGCAGCGGCGATAAAAGGTAAAAGGGGAATCAGGGCCGTTGCAAACGCGATACCCATACCAACAATGGCAGGCGTAACAGCTCCTACAAGCGCTCCAGCCACTATAAACAATGGTGCTGGAGCTTCCCTTATAGAATCAACCCAAGCCTCAATATTTTCTGTCGTTAGGAGCTTTAAGAAACTCGATAAAGCGTCTATTCCATTGCCTAATGCCGGTAAAAAGATAACCCCTATGGAATTAGCAGCCTCTTCAAATAATCGTGGCAATGAACCGAGTTTTTTTCCAGCCGTTTCCATAGCATCTTCGTAGGTACCGGCAACCTTACCGCCTTCTTCTAGTATTAAGTTAAGAAATGCTTGTTTCTTTTCTGTCTCAGTTAGTTCCCTTTGCCAGACCTTTTGAACCTTACCGCCGCTTATCGTCTTATCGTTTACGATTCCAAGTTCTCTACCATAAGCTTCATATATATCAGGAAGATTTTTAACGATTCCAAACTGTCTAAGAAGTATCGGACGCTGTGCGGATATCGCGTCAGTAAGTGTCGCTGTCGCTTGTGATGAATTCTGACCACTAATAACCGCTAAGTCTTGTGCGACTCTAGCGACTTTAGTTGCGTCGGCTATGTCTAATTCAGATTGAATAAAGCCGGTTAATATCCCCCGTGATTCTTGCGTCGTTATCCCTTGCTTCTTAAGTACCTTTTCTTGTTTTTCTAATTCCTTTGTGGATATACCGGCAATCTTAGCGACCGCCTTCAAAGCGACCCCCATCGTTTCCGTTCTCGCGGCTGTCAGCGTTGCGCTACCCACATAAATGCCAGCTGCTATGCCCAGTCCGGTAATGGTTTTAAGGAAGGCGCTAGAAGCCCCTTCCGCACGCTTCATTAAGCTTTCGGTTTTAAATACTTCGTTATTTAATTTTTTAAAGGTAGCAGAAAAGCCGTCATGTGCGTTTAGATCAATTCGTAGTTCTTCAGCCATTAACGGCCTCCTTCCCTATTGTTTATTAGCCTTATCTTCGGCTTTCTGTCTATGGTATTCAGCAATTTCTTGAGCTATTTCCCAATGAGCGATTATATCTAGTTTGATACTGTAAGGGTAATTGTCGAATTCTATCAGTGATATTAGTCTGTCAGCGCATATTTCTAAAATCTCATAATCCAGCGAATAAAGTAAATCGCCTTTAAAGCTAACACTTAATTCTCCCCCACCTTTTAAGCGAGGTCTAAGTCGTTTTTTGCTGCTTCAATATCCTCTCTTTGAATGTCCGATAGCGCATCAATCTTTCTAGCAATCTTTTTAAGCACGTTATAAGGGATTCCATCCAAACCCTCTTTTTTCTGGTCGAATGTTTCTCCTGGTATTATTGGCTCAACCCAACCAGCCATGATAAGGTGATGTGCAAACACGTCCTCATTAAATTTTGTTTCATATTCTTTTAAGCCCTGATTAAATTTACGCTCTGTCGAATCCTCTTGAGCCTTTCGTCGTTCCCCTTCAGTTACGCCCCTTAGTAAAATCGTTCTCTCTGCGTCTAATTGGAATTCTTCCTCTTTCATCTTCTTAAGATTATCCCAGCTAGATATTTTAGCCTTACTGATAGAAAACACCTCCTATGATATTGTTCCGAATGTTCTTCCAACTAATTTCACATCATGCCTTACAGCTTGATTTTTCTGACTTTGCTGCCAACCAGTTTCCGTAACGTATGCGCTCCCTAGTTGGTATGAAGTAGTGCCGAGAGCGTTCCCATAATGAAGATTTAATGCTTGACCGTCGGTATGAACAACATCTTCTGCGAATAGCACTCTTATAGTCATTGCGGCATTTTTGCCCGACTCAAATCTTTTAATTATCTGTCCGCTTTCGTTTTTAACGTCAAAAAGTTGCCTAGTTAAATCAACTGAGACTTCTTCAGCAAAAGGAGCTATCGGCGTACCGTCCGTACCTGAGATAATGCACTCGTTAAAGTGGAATACTTCACCCATGACTTAACCTAACCTTGAACTTGTCGAATGTACCGGCTCTTCCATGATATCGAAACCCATAGACCAAGTTACCTTGTCGGCTCCGTCCGGTTCGTTTTGCTCGTAATGCTTCATGTAAATGTCATTGAACTGCATCGTATGATCCAACGCTCCAGCCGTTCCAAAAACTCTTAGCTCCCCTTGTACTCTTGGTGCTGTCGAACCTGTTGTAACTGCGTCTAAGGGTGTAACAATATCGATATGATTATCGACATAAGCCTGCGGAACGGTAAGCTCTCCGTTGCCTCGACCATTTTTCCAATGCGAAAACGTACCTCTATCCCAAACATCGACGCGTTCACGATCCCAAGACCAAGTAACACCTTCAGCGAAAGCAACTCTGGTCCCTGGTGCCGAGATAGTTCCCGACCAATCGACGGTACCATTATAAAGGTATAAATCACCCTCTATGCCTGTCTTTACTTCTCCCATTTAATTCACCTCCCTAAAAAGTTTCCTTAGTTGTTATTGTAAGCGTCTGCATATAACGCCTAACTTGCTCGTTCGGATCAAACGCTACTTTTGCAGCGTCGCCTTCGTCAATCCTCATCGCTCCTGCGACCGTTCCTACTGTCGCCCCTGTCGGTGTATCTCCGTATGTTTTTAAAGGTATAAAATGTGACCCTTTGAATAGATTAGTGACTCTCGATATCATCTTCTTAGCTCCGGCAACGTCGGCTTCTCCTGCGGCTGTGGGAAGTCTAAAGACATCGACTTGAGCTAATGACTCTATAAACCGTCCTCTACTCCCTGCGGCTATTGAGCGACCTGTAACGGGTATCGGTGTATCAGATATGAACTCAACCGAATAAGTATGACTACCTATCGTATCGAGAGGGAATTCGTACTTAATCACTTCGCCCGACTGAGTTGATAGGTTATCGTTTAGATACTCGTTAAAGCTGCGTTCTATTTCGTAGAATATTAAGGCGCTCATCGTTTGAGTCCTCTCCGAGTAGCTTCCAATATTCTCTTCGGGAATAGTCGTGACCAAATACGTTCAGTTTTCTTAAATACCTTCATCGGCCTAATACCTTTGACCCACTTTGTAAAAACTACCCCGTTAAGCGTTCCGAACCTCAGCATCTTAGCCGTCTTTGGTCCGTGCGCTCTGGTACCGTCCTCTAGGAAATTAACTAAAACTTTATTCCTAGATCCGACACTAGCCTCAAAACCATCTATTTCAAATATATTCTCACTACTTCTTTTATTAAGACTTTCCCTTACCGTTCCTCTTTTAACTTCTATTGGTCTGGTTGGTTGACCTGATACTGTTTTTATAGCCGTGAAACTTCTAGCTGGAGTTGTTGACTTGTCTAAATTCCCTCTAAGCGTACCGAGAATACCGTTTGCGCTAGATTTTACTTCTTTTAATACTTCTATTTCTATTCCTTCTCTTTTTTGCCTGATTATCTTTCTAAACTCTTCACTGTTAGTCTTGATACCAAATGTTTTAGGCACGTCGCATAACACCCCTAAAGCGAACGTCAACATCTCCGACCGTTGTCGGCTGAGGCTCTTCTATCACGTTATAAGTTCCTGTTCGCCAGCCGATTTTAGCCTTTTGATCGTAACTACCTAAAGAGTGAACCAATAAATCATCGCTCTCATAGATACCGCCTGATTCGGCAACCTCACGCGCTGAAACACGTTGAACGTTAGCTTTAATCTCCTGAATATTATAAGTAACCGTTTTAGGCTCCATAGATGGACCGGTGCCGGCAGACGATGAGATAACGTAAAGCGTTATGATCTCTTCGGTATATTCCCCGACTGATTCAATGCAGCCTTTTATAAAGTCAACATCGTCAAGCTCAAACATCGATGACATGATTTAATCTCCTATTTGTTCTTGGTCCATGTGAGTCCACTCAACTTGCGTGTCTATCGTTCCTTGTCTGTCTGGATCGTAGTAATCGTTTCTTATCTGCTTCGCGAGATCCATATAACTCTTTGCGACCTTCGTCTTATCGACTTTTACATCTGCCGATATAAAGGAAAAGAAAGAAGCGGCTCCGGCAGCCCTCACTTCAAGCGCTTCGGCAGCTGATAGTTCAAGAACAGCGCCATTTCTAGTTAGTATGTCGGTTAGGAGCGTTCCGTTAAGCTGTGTGCAGTTATATTCGGCTGTGATGGTTGTACCATTCGTCGGTGCGACTGCAAAAGCAAGAACGCCCGATGTTCCGTTTAAGGTAAAGCCTGCCGTTCCTAAGACGCTACCGCCATCGGTAATCGTTCCGGTCGATGGTTCGATAGGGAACTTAGAGACTTGGAACTTTGTAGCGGTTCCATCGCCTATTTTAGTATCGAATCTAAACTTCGGTAAATCATCTATTCGCTGCCTTAAATCTTCCAAGTTTGCCATTTATGAACTCCTTTCCGTCGTTACTCATTCTATTCGGTGCTGACTTATTAAACTCTATAGGATTATTTATTAAGCTTATATTACCTTTTAAGGTTTTAGGTAATAGAAATATCATCTTATTAGTATTCGTTAATAAAAAATGAGGTAGTGTTTCTTTCAACCGATTAACGTTTGATTGGTTAAGCCTGACGAACGCTAGTTCCATTTTTGGCGGAGTGAAATTCATCAGGACAAATAAAGCGCCTGGTAATAATTGACCCCACTTAGGACCGGCGTTCTGACCCCACTTAGGACCTTCTCCTTGACCCCATTTGAATGCCATTACTTCCTTTTAGGTAAAAATACAACCGTGTGCTGTACGTCCATTGTTAAGCCGTGTTCGTCTAATATAGCAGCGATCTTTTTACCGCATTGCTTACGATTTTCTAGCTGTTCTTGCTGAATGACTTTGATCGCTTCGTCTGTACTTACTTTCTTATCGTTAGCGTCTGTGTCGTTCATTGTTTACCTCCTTATTTATCCACTTTCTTCTTAATATCCGCTTCTAGCTTATCTAATCGTTTCTCGATATCGGACTTCTCTTTCTTGGCTGTGATATGCTTTTTTATCTGATAGTTTTTATAAGTCATCTTCTCGCTCCACCCAGCCTACGTTTTCACATATCTCGCCAACGTTATTAACAAAATACTTACCTTCTCCATGGTCGTCGATCTTAGTACCAGGCTGAGAACAATATCCTTTTAAATCCATCCTTAAAGAAAGATTTATTATATTATCGCTTTCATCGACTTCATCTATATCTATTCTATCGAGGAGAATTACAGTCGTATTATTAAAATCACCCCATAAAATGTCAGGGATAGCATAATAGATTTTATGCTTACTTGAATCATATTCATTTAAAGAGTCGTATAATATCTTCATAGTTTCCTAAGTAATAATATGAGCCGAGTTGCCTGTATTGGCTGATTCTGGTGTCGGAACGCTTGTATAAGTTATGTTTCCGGTGTTCCTTCTTATTTCTGCAAAGCGTTCTGTTAATAACCCTATAACGACATCTTCAAATATGACATGCCTCACGAAGCACCAAGCACTATCGTTTACGGTAATCCCTCTTGGAACGTCATCAGTACCGTCAAAATATGAGTTAAATATATTTCCTACTGTTCCTTCTTTCCAATTTACGAAGTTCCTCGTAGCGGTTGATCCCCCATTAGTTTGAAAGAAAAAACAACCGCCGACAGCCTTAACGTGAGTTATATCGAAGTGAAACGACGCTCGACACATATCTAGCTGAATACAATCAACATTATCGCCCTTTTCAATCATGTTGCTATGAATAGAAAGAAACGATTGAACGGCTTTTATTACTACTCCAGCATTTGTTTGGAAATGACAGCCCGATACTTCTACAGAGCTATAAGATAAAATTGTTAAAGCTGCGTTAGTTCCTGATCCTTGAGCGAAGTCAGAAATTTCCAAGTCGTTCAATATTACGTTTTGCTGACCTGCTATCAATATTCCTTGAGTAGCGGAAGCGTTACCATCGATTATCGTATTTCTTGAATAAACTCGATATGTGCTTGTAGCATCGGGATTAGTTATCCATGACCTAGAAGCAATAGTAATAACTGTTCCTGTATTAGACAGTATAATAAATTTCTGCCCTGCACCTGTTCCTCCCGTTATTTCAATTACCTTTTTTGTCTCCGCTCCAAAGCTAGCACCCGTATCTGTTAGCGTTGTTATTGCGCCAGATGTCGCCGTTCCTGTGTGATCGTCGGTAGTGTCGCCGTTGACTGTAATCATAAAATCGCCAGTGAACGTTTTACCCCTAATTATTGGCGATTCAGTGAACGTTCCTGACCCTATATTTATTATCACGTTTCCGTTTACCATTCCAGGTATCGTATCTATGGCAAACTGAATAGTAAGGAAAGCGTCTGACCCTGTGCTAGTTCCGTGAGTTAAAGCGTCTGTTCCTGTGGTGCTGACAAAAACCGTCATTGAACCGAAGCCGACCATAGACTTCCAATCAGTACCATCATGCTTATAAAGAATATCTCTACCCGTCGGTGTATGCCTGAAGAATTGACCTATAACAGGTGATGGAGAAGTGGGTAAGGTATCTCCATTATCACACGCCATAGCTATAGCTTTAAAGGTAGCAAAGTCTAAATCAGCAACTAAAGGACTACTAAGACCGCCTCCACCTCCGCCGCCTGCGACTACTCTCCACCTTGAAGATGTAGAATCATACTGCATGACGACAAGATTATCAGCTTGAATAGTTACGTCTGAGTTTAAAGCAAATCTATTAGCAGCTGTAGAACTTGCGTTTTCATCATTTAATACAATGTCGTTTGACCCGATATTATGAATGAATAAAACTCTACCATCAGATCCACCGGCTAAACCTGTAATATTTCTTGAAGCATCGGTCGAAAGTCTTAAAGTCGATGCGGTTGATAAGCTAGTTGGATCATAATCATCTTGATCGGCTGTTATCTGTGACGGTGTTATGTCGCCACTTAGAATGAGTTGTCCGGCAGCTGAAATTTTATTTATAGATACATCGCCGTTCTCGTCCCATTCAAAGATATTAACTGAAGCAACTTTTAAAGTGTTTTCTGTTGGAGGTGTCGTTAAAGCATTTCTAGTTCTTGTTATTCTTATCCAGAATTTACCAGAGGTGCCATTTACAGTATCTTGCGCCCAACCTATTAAGTCAGCGACCATCCATGAAAGTAATCCGCTCTGCCTAAATCCCTGCGATTCATCAGATGGTGTAAAGGCAGTCCAACCGCCTACACCGTCAGAATACTCAAAAACAGGCGCTATGCCTGCACCGCTCGCAGCTATTGCAAGGTCTATTGATATTTCCGAAAATACCGCCGCCATGCCCCAATAAACCACAGCATTGTCGTTAGCGAATATCTGAACGTCTGTTGAAGTTGAGTTAAAAGCGGCTGTCCTGTCTGTGAATCCGCTATCATCTTCCCAGGCTTGCTCGACATTTATAAATGTTCCTGAAAAGTGAGAAACAGGCACGACACCTGGGTCGGCGTGTATTAAGTGAAGTTCTGTTGAGCCTTCCCCTGTAACAGATCCCTCAAAACCTCTGACAACTCCGCTTGATCCACTCGGAGTATCAAGATTAATATCAAAACTACTGCCGCTTTCACCTGCCTGCAAACCTTTAGAATCATAATTAACTACGACAGCATGAGTATTTATTTTATTGTTATTATGGACATTATAAGTAATGCAGCGCGTGTTATCGATTGCCGGTGTCTGTTCAAATCTCATCACCCCTGTGTCAATCTGTCTAGGATTGGTCGTGCCGTCGATTAGAATATCTTTTGACGCATCCATTAAAATATTAAGCTGGTTATTTGCGTTAGTTGTATTTGAACCGATACCTATATAATTATTAACGTCATCTATAAAAAAGACGTCACTATCTACTGAAAATTGTTTAGTTATTGAAACTAGACCGGCGTTATCTATCCTCATTCGCTCGGCTAGAGTCTGAGAACCATCGGGAGAAGTTAGAAAAAGTAATCGCCCTGGCATATCGTCGTTTCCAGGCGTTCCGTCTACCGCTCCAACAATGGATGCCGCTGTTGCATAATCCGTGCCATCGTGACCGACAAACAGGAAAGAACCCAATACATCCGCATCTTGAACCACTGTTTCTGAGCCTTCAGTACCCCTAGATCGTGCGTTATAATATACTCCTGCGCTATTCGCCGTATCGGTATGAACATGACTCTCGAATACCGCTATCGTATCAGAATGAGCAGCAAAGTTAGCCGTTACCACTGAGCCGTTGACGGTCATCGTATCGTCACCGCCAGAGGTAAACTTTTGAGCCTGTATCGTAAAAGCTCCTGCGTTCCAATCGGCTGTTAAGGGAATACTACCATCTGCATGAATCACCGCATCTAATCGCGCCTCGACACTCGCAAAAGAACCGGCTGGATCGGCGGCTAACTGATCTTGTACTTGCTGAAGCCGCTCTATCGCCGTATCGATCTTATCTTCCGCCACTTGCCAATCGTCGGCTCCTGAAGGACTCTCAAATATCGATACCGGTAATTCGAGCGTCGTTTGATCTATCGGTGCTGGCATAACTTCCTCTTAATCGTTTCCTACGACTTACAAATTAACTTAAACGTTCTCTCTGCCGCCTGTGTTGCCGTTACTAGCTTTACATCGTTCCAAGGCGCGAGTCCTGGTAGATCCCCGAATCCTGCACTTCCTGTCGAAGCTGCGACTTTTAACTCTGTTGCGTCGCTTCCTTTTAATCTAAAAAAACTAGTTCCATCGGCTGATACATCGAAAGATATAGAGCCTGTCGTAAGAACCGGAGCTATTAAGCCAAACTTCGAGTAGTCCGCTATTCTTGCTACGTTAGAAGTAGTTACAACACTCGACGATAAAACCGTTAAATCAATTACTTCGTTTTCATTCCAACTTCCACTCATTTTACAATCTCCTTTCTTTCTAAAGTCTTTTTCCACTCTGGATAATCAAGTTCTGTTTGTTTATTCCAGTAAAGCAATTTCCAAGCGTCGTAATCCTGATCGCTTTCTTTCGTCCGTCCTAAATGTTTGACTTTTACATTTTGAAGATAACCCGTTTGAAGTCCTGCGTTACTAGCCCTATTTGCGAACTCTCCATCCTCTTGACCGTAATATCCGAACTCTTTAAAGAAGCCTATATGATCGAACAGCTTTGTTGGATAAGCCGTAAAGCCGCCACCTACACAAGGGTTTAAGAACTGTTCAATCCCTAGTCCGTTCTTAACTGCCATCTTCGAGGGCCCGACCTGTTTACCTGTGTCGATATCAGCCGACAATATACCAAGACTCTCAAAACTCATAAACGCTCTAATAAACTTTTGATTCCAATCGTCAGTCTGGACAACCGTATCATCATCGACCTTAACCATTAACTCTATGTTGGCTTCTTTGATTAACTCGTAGCCCTGCTTTAAAGCTCTCGTTATTCCGACGTTTTCTTTATTTTCGATTAAGATAACGCCTTTTAATGACCTCAGGTATTCTAATACCCCAGGATAAGGAGCTTGGTTATATATGATGTAATAAACGTACGGCGGCTTTGTCTTTTCAAGTACCGCATCGATGGTAGCTTTGACGTAGCTAAGTTGATTATATACGACAGTTACTATTCCCAGCATTTAACACCGTACCCGTAAACGTGGAAATCTTCTTCGATAGCTTCTTTCTTTTCAAATTTTTCCAGTAATACTAAAAAAGCTTGCGCGGTGAACCGCCAGTAATCCTCGGGGTACCCGTGCCTTCCACCGTCCTCCATAAGATCGCCACATCTTATACTGCAAGCCGTTATTATCGTGTGTCCGCCCGGTTTTAACACTCTATAGATTTCGCTAAACGTTTGAAAAGGATGGGAGTCGTGTTCGAGCATTTCCACGCAAGTTACGCAATCAAATGTTTCATCATCATAAGGTAAGTCGTGAGCGTTTGCGATAATATCGACGTTCTCACGTTTAGTCCCTCGCATATCAAGACCTATGTAATCGCAGCCTTCAAATATCGGCTTAACTGTTCCGCATACATTTAAACTGCCTACATCGAGTATCTTTCCTTTAATATCAAATTTTTCTTTAACACTTCTAACATAGTTCATACAGTTATCATCCATTAAAAACAACCTCCCACATCATTGCCAATCAGCCTTGATCTTTCTCTCCAGTTCATCGGCACCAGGATATTTAATCTTCTTAAGATGTTTACACATCATCGCTCGGATTACTTTCTCTCCGTCCTCGTCTCTTGAGGTTTCCGATAGTTGCCCTTCATGGATAGTGTTAATCCCCAGCAATGAATCAATCCTTAAAAACTCCGCTCCGGCAATAGCCATTCTTGCGACTAGATCGTAATCTGAGTGCGGTCCAGGCTGATAAGGTCGAACCTTATCGAATAGCTCTTTCGTATATAAGAAACATATCCCTATCGTGTATCCGATTGCCAGATGATGTAATTGGAGCTGACCGTCAAGATGAGACGGCCTCGTAAACTCCTTTATCGAGTTTCCTTCTCGCTCAAAGTTTAAAAAGTTACCATAAGCGAAATCGACTCCTGAATCATCTATCCCTTCGAGTAAGGTTCTAAGAAAATTAGAGAAATAGAGATTATCGTCCGTTATGAAAGTGAGGTATTGACCTCTAGCGAGATCCATTCCACGATTTAAAGCTCCTATTCCTACGTCGTTTCCATGCTCCACGAATTCTAGTCGTATTCTACTATCTATAAATGTCAAAACTTCATTAACTGTGTTATCCGTAGATCCGTCGTCAACGATAATAAGCTCAAAGTCTTTAAAGCTTTGCGTAAGTATCGAGTTTATAGTATTCCCTATCATATCCGCGCGGTTATAAGTTGGCATGATGAGTGATATTGTCGGCTCTCTCATAGGAAATCACCGTGTTTAATCTCGCCGTCAACGGCACCTAATACTTCATTATAAGGTTCGTAATAACACTTATCGCAATTACTACCGTCGAACGGTTTATACAATGCCTTTTTTAATGTCTCAATATTGTTTGCATATCCCATCCTCATATCTTTTGGGAAGTTTAATTCTTGGTCATTTGCGGTTTTTGCATACTGAACACCGCAACACGGATAAACGTTCCCGTCAGCGGCTATCAGTGGCTTTAGTTGCGATATATAACAGTTCTTACTTCCTCTCGTATATTCCTGTCTTGCTTGATAAATCACTAAGCTATCATCGACCAAAACACTCAGACCGAACTTTATATCATCCATCGTTGGAACATTATCAAGATCAATCAGGTCTGAAACAACCCGAACATGAGAGAAGTTCTTTTTATTAGCGTAATCGATAAACGCTGCCAAGTTCTCTGGCTTATATTTATCTGTTACCACGTAACTAAAAGCGAAATCTACGTTCCGGCATAGATCAACCGGATTATAAACATTACGGTTAAAAGTTATTTCATCTGAGCAAGATATCCTGCACCAAGTTAGAGCGTCCAGAGTACCCGTATCAAGACTTCTAAGTTTAATTCCGTTAGTAACTAACCCGACTTCGATATTGAGCGCTAGAAAGAGATCCAAGATGCTCTCAATGTCACCGTGCATCAACGGCTCTCCACCGCCTGTTATCGTTACTGCTTTAGTACCTAACTTATTTAGATTGTATGCAATATCTGCAAGCTGATTAAAGCTTAACTCTTGCTCCTTATCCACGTTATCGCATGAGCAGAAACCGCATTGAAGATTGCATTTATTCGTTGGACATATTTGAGCATGGATAGGATCTATCTTTTTAGTTTCTTTAAACTTCTTTAAAGCATCGTGACCGATTAGTTTAGCCGGTAATGTTCCGGCTGCGGTATATGAATATTTATTGTTCAAGACGCTTCACCGCCATTTTAGCCTCAAACAGTTCTGTCGCTATCTTATAAAGCCTCATATCGTATTGATTGTGCTTTTCAATAAGTTTTAAGGTCTTACTGTCGATATCCTCTTTTCTCGGTCTACCTTCAGTTACGTTATGCTTTTCGATATTTGGTGTTATTCGCCACCTTAATTCACGCCTCATCATTTCGACTGACTCATCGAACCGTTCCATTAATCCGACAACTGCAAACTTTCGTAAATTACTTTTTGCTATTTTAAATATCTCATCATTAACCTTACCGAACGGAACTTCTTTTTCTTGGCATTCATAGCGGTCTGCTATTCCTGCTAACACTCTCGTTTGTCCATTGTCGTTATCAGTCGCTTCAAGAATATACTCTTCTAACGAGCAATCACTTGACGTTATCTTCTCATATAAATAATGATCTGCATTCTGTTTAATGTAATAGTAGTTAGAGATTATTCTGTCGATTGGATCTCTTATTAAAGTTATGTATCGCGCTGTCTCTTCTAATTGTGTATGGATTCCGTAATTTATATGCCCTTTAATTAGCCTCAAATCCCGTCGCTCTTGATCGCTTAGATCTTCAAAATGTCGGCTTCGTCGATCCTTGCTGCCTGGGAAATAGCCGCTCGTTACAAAAAAAGGCGCTTTATCACTATATTCTTTTTCTAAAATTCTTTGTAAGCTAGTTCCTCCAGTTTTCCCAATATGAAGAAATATTAGTATTCTTGGTTCTTCATTTTTCATATTCTCTTCACCGCCATAAAACCCTCCGAGTCTAACATCGGAAACGGAAGAATCGAATAATACCCGTTATCGTAAAAGTCTTTAGGAGTCCAAAGAGATTTATGGTCGATTGCCGGATTACCATAACCCCAATCTTCGGGAGTTTGTTTATTATCAAAGAATGTTATCGGTGTGTATAAGATAACAACTTTCCTCGCGATAGCCTCCGCATCTTTTATTAGCTGAAAGCCCTCTTCTTTTTCAAGGTGTTCTATTATATCGACACAAAATACAACGTCGAAAGAATCAGGTTCGATTACCTCTTTTATGTTTCTTATATCGTGCTGGATAAACTTTCCTTTAAACTTATCGCTATAGTCATATATATCTACGCCTGTTATCATATCTGGCTCGAAGTCAACTTCCGTTATTCCTATTCCACAGCCGAGAGATAAGACTTTAGAATTCTCGACATCGCCGCCGATATATCTGAGCATATAACCGCATAAATTCATACCTGCGACACCGCCCAAGCTAGGAAGTTATAATCTACGCCTTTTATCTTCGGATTATCCGGTTCAAAGTACCTGCGGTAATCCTCAGACTTCTTAACGAGGCTTAAATCGTTATCCTCGCAATAAGTATATAAATCGCTGCCCGGGTGAGGCGTATATGAAGCCCAGCTTAATATGGCTTTCGGATCAATCGCTTTTATCCTTTGAGCCATCTCAACCGTTTGGAGAACTTCTAACCTTGTTTCTGTCGGTATTCCGACCATTAGGTTCGCCCAAGTGCTGATTCCGAGCTGGCATAGTATCTCAGTGGCGCCGATATTATCTTCGACCTTTGTCTGTTTCCTTAAGAAATCAAGGATTTTCTGACTACCTGATTCCATGCCTATAAGACAACCTCTAAGTCCTGCTTGATGTAGCGCCTTAAACATTTCCGGCTTCTTAACGATATGATCCGCTCTCGACTGACAATAGAATTCAGCGTCCGGTAAATACTTATTCTTAGCTTCTATGAATTCATCGATATACTTCGGGAATGCGCTAAAGCAATCATCATGGATTAAAAACGATTTAAGACCTGAACGCGCCTTTAATTCTAGTAACTCACCGATAACGTTATCAACTGATCTCATTCGAACTTTAGATCCGAATAGCTTTTTCTCTGCTGGTTGACAAAAGGTGCATCGATGCGGACAGCCACGCCCGATTATAATGGTATGAAACGGCTCCTTTAAGTATCCGATTGGCGCTTCGTTCGCTTGTCCGAATATCTCTCTATCTGAATATGGTAACTCGTTTAAGTCCGGTCTTGAATTGTCCATCGTTCGACTTTCAAGCCACATAGTAAAAGCTACTTCGCCTTCACCTTGAATTATAAAATCTGCTCCTAGTTCTTCGCTATGCTCCGGTTCGACGCTGGGATGGATACCTCCGACAGCTATTCTTGCCTGTGGCTTAACTTTCCTTATCCGCTCAATACATTCCTTTGCGTAATCGAAATTAGCCGATAGAACGGAAACCCCGAACGCCTGAGAACCTGACCGGCTTACTTCTTCCTCGTATCTTTGCCAATCGATGCCGTTCTCATTGGTCATTCTTCTTAGATCGATTAGCCCGATATCGTGACCTTCTCTTTTTGCGTATGCGGAGATACTAGCGATACCGTGTCTTATCCATGAACCGTCTAAGCCGTCCCATGCTACCGCCGGATTTATTAGGGTTGCTTTCATAATTGACCGCCAAACGCAACCCTATCAAACAGCTTTTCTACTATGCCTCGTAGTCTGTGAATCTCTCCCCAAGTCGGAACAGTCTCGGGTAGACGCCTGCCTCCCTCGTGCCAATATAGTAGTTGCGCTAATTCTTCTCTTTCCTCGTCTGTACGCTCCCTATTATTACTCATAGCTTCCACCCTTCTTCTCTCGGAAGCAGTGGAGTATCTTCAGCTATACCAAAGAAGCTATCAGCTCGTTTTTTCCATCGATCAAGTAATATCTCAAAGTTTCTTCTTATCAATAAGTCTGTGTGTTCGTCTGGATGGATGCCATAACTTGCACCTCCTAGATGAACGGCGCGAGATTCCATCGAGACTAGAACCTTTTTCTTGTCTGCTAGAGCCTGTAAGCAGATATCTACGTCTTCGTAGTTGCCGCCTTGATAATCTTCGCAAAATCCACCTACTTTTTTAAACCAATCTGCTCTAATCGCCATCAAAGCACCCGTAACGGCTTTTACGTCCTTATACTTACCTTTAAACTCTGATTCTGTGGCTCCCATGTTTTCATGGTAAGGAAGTCGCTTCTTACCGAATATAATTCCTTCGTGTTGGATGGTCTGATCTTGCGACAATAGTTTAGCTCCACAGATAGCGACCTTCTCATCATTAAAGGCTTCGACCATCGCTTCAATGCTTCCTGGTAATATCTGACAATCGTTATTAAGGAATATCAGTATATCCGCGTTCGTCTTACTCGCTCCTAGATTGCAAGCTGCCGCGAATGATAGTCTTTCATCGGATCTGATTACTTGATGCGGACCGTCTATCAATGTCGATTCTTTTGAGCCGTTATCGACAACTACCACATCAATATCTGCCGGACCGAATAGATATAAGTTCGACAAGCAGAAGGTCTTTAGTAAATCGTCCATCTCGTAGTGCGGTATTATTACGCTGATCTTTTTATTCATTGCCAACTCACCTCAAGCCTTTTAATTAACTCTCTCGCATATGCTTCGAGGTGTTTATTTGTAAGTATCGGTACGTTTTTTCTACTAAGACATTCTTCTATTTCTTTAACTTTAGCCGCGACAATTCCAGTGGGAATCTCATCACGCATAATTAAATATAAGAGACTAACTAGATTTTCATTCATTACTTCACTCCCATTATCGATAGTTCGCCTTTATTGGCGCTCTCGTATATGTAGAGATTCTTAAATCCTGCTTTTTCAAACATCGCTCTCGCAAGGTCTTTGTTTAATCCTGATTTAGCACCGTAAAGAATGTTTAACGCTGCGTTCGGATTATCCTTACATTGAGCAAGTCCGTAATCGATATCCGGTACCTTAATAAATATCTTTCCGCTATCGTTTAGAACTCGTCGCCATTCTCCGAGTACCGCGGACATCTCTTGAATAGTAAAGGTATGTAAGAGATGGGCAGAATAGAGAATATCGAACGTATCATCTGTAAATGGTAACTGGTTGCCTTTAGCAACTACATCAGGGTTAAACTCTTTAAGTTCATCGACCCTCGTCACCTGACAGCCTGGAAACTCATCTTTCCGACCGCCGCATCCTATCCACGCGAGTGACTTTAAACCCTCCATTCGGATTGGTTTTCTCCCTTGCGCTTGCGGTTCCTCTCCTTGCAGTCCAAAAAACTTCTTTGAATGTTTATCGTAGTGCGACGCTTGTATATTTGTATCGATCCACAGCGAATAAGGCTTTCCATTCGGTGCTATCGTTTCTTGCATCTTTGTGTAGAAATATAGATCTTCAGTTAATGCCCTAGCTTCCATCTTGCCCTCTTTGGTCTGTTTTAGACCATAATCGATGGCGAACCACGGCTTTCCGTGTTGCTCTTCCATTCTTCTTAGAACGTCAGCGCGTATCAACACTAGACCGCAACCTGCCGCCCATGTTTGGAAGAAATCTCCAACCGTCCAATCGTAATAAGAACCCTTACCCTTCTCTTTGAATATTAAAGGCTCTCCAGGTTCACTTTTAGCGTAGTAAACGCCCGATATAGCCCCTATGTCGTCCGGTGAGTTCTCCATCCGATTAACAAGCATCCTAAGCGTGTTAGGCGGCATTATCACATCATCATCAAGGAAGAATAAGTATTTAGGCTTACTTTCGTCACTTACTACCTGCTGTGCTATTTCGTTTCGTGCTTCGTCGATTCTCTTATCTAAAACGATACTAAACTGATTCGTATAATTGATAGGCATAGCTATCGATGTAAGGCTCATCGTAAAGTGCATTGATACCGTTCCGAACGTTGGTATTCCGATTACGCATTGAGCCATTACTCAGAACCTCCCACGTTTATGATTACCGTGTTTCCGGTTCCCGATAGTGCTTCAAAAGTTCTTAACTCACGATTCGCGTTTCTAAGAACTCTTATTAGAGCCTTATTAACTTTAACCGCTTCGGAAATATAAGCTCTGACTGTGGTTCCCGTCTCTGCCATTTTCTTTCCTCCTGTTTTATTTAATTACTAACGCCTCGAACGCTACCGTACCGAGTGCGCTTTCTACGACTATTGCCGCTGAATCTTTGGTAACTAGATTTAGAGTATTACTTCCGTTCGTGCCATGCGCTGTTAGACCGACAAAGGTCGGACTTACACCGAGGCTATGGACCTTACTGAAATTAGCGCTTGCTGCGGCTGTGGTTCCTGTAAGAGTCTCAGCCATTCCCCCTAGCGCTCCGTCTTCAGGAAGCGCGAGACTTGATCCGCTTATTTGCGAACCGACCATATCGGCAACCGTGATAATGGAGCCTGATATCTGTGAGCCTACTAAATCGGCTACCGTTAATATCGAACCCGACATCTGAGAGCCGACAATATCTTTTATCGTCGCAATCGATCCTGTTTGCACTGAACCGACGATACTCTTAACTGTTGCTATCGAGCCGGTTATCGTAGAACCGTTAAGGTTTTTAAAATCAGCCTGAGAGCCCGAAAACTGCGAACCAGTTAAGACTGATCCGACCTCGATAACGGTACCAACAATTCCATCGGCTGCATAAGCGTTCGCGTGGGTGGTTCCTTGAGTTCTGTCATTAGACATTTAAACCGCCCCCTTAGGTCGTGCTTCGATGCCAGATACGATTATCAATCGTGCCGATTCCGTAAATGAGTCTCGCCTTATACCTTACGAGATCGAAAAAGAAAACATCATCGGATATAAATTGCTTCGTCGCTTGCTGTGTGAATGTTTCCGGCGTTGGTCCGATAACGTTTTGATAGATCAAGCCGTTAGCGTTTCTCTGCCTGCCTAGATAGAACCTAGTAGTTGAATCAGAGTCGAGCAGCGGACAAATGACGAGACGAACAATATTCCTAAGAACGTTGGTGTCGTTATCTGCCGATCCTGAAACGCCTGCTGATTCCAGTATCCTTCGAGCTTTCCACTGAAGAGCAGCCGGAACGATTAGCGTGTCTGGATTCCAGTTAAGGATTTTACCTGACGCAGTATCGCTTTGAGTCTGATAGGTCGTAATCATTGACTCTAGGTTAGTCGGTGTCAGCGTAAGTGTTGAGCTTTGCGCCGTTGTGTTGGCAGCGGTGACTAGATGATCTCTAATCAACTCATATCGCTCATACTTAACCGATTCGCCTAGCTCTGTTGCAAGCCGTGTTATCTCACCTGACTTATCATAACGAATTATCTCTTCCGTAACTTCTACGATTCCACCATGTTTCTCGTTAGTGATAGTAACATCAGCTTTTGCAGTAGTACCAAGCACGAAATACGGCGTATTCTGAATAACCGTTCCAGGTGTCGGAGCGAGCTTCTCAATACCTGCGTATGTCTCCGTCTCTTTTGTAGAGTTGATATTAAACAAGAGCGGTTGTAACACATCAGTTACAGCTTGAAAAGCCGATAGCATGATGACTCTAAAGTCCTCTCTCAACTGAGAAGGGAATTCAGAAGTCGTCGCGGCCTCAAATAACGTTCTTCTGTTCATAAGGGCTAACGAATCAATAGATTCCGATATTGCTAAAGGCCGACCGGCTTGGTAAGAATCTTTGTTATCCGAACCCTCGTAGATCTTGAAGGTATGGTTTTTAGTCTCCACTACCGTGCAATCGTCCTCTTTACTTTCTCTTACTTCATTTGAATTTGGTGCTAAAACTTTCATCTTTCTAACTCACCTCCTTAGAGTAATATATGATTATTGCCTGTAATAACTACGGCAACTTGGTCATTATCTGAACTTGATTGCTCCCATGCTACACCGATAACTGAACCGGTCGATACTTGCGCTGTTGCGACGGATGTCGCTCCTGATCCATAGAGTTCTTGTCCCTGCTCTATCTTTTGCTGGCTTCCGTCACCTTTAGTAATGTTAAAAACGCCGCGCGTTTCGACAACGCCTTTAACTGACGCGCTTGACGTAGTATCTAAGATGCCGTAAAACATACCAGCATTCAGACCTGCAACGGCCGAACCTGTCGTTCTATACATCAGGTCGCCACCCGTTCCAGACGATGCCATAAAGACCGCCATCCGCGTATAATCCGCGACGTACTTTTTCTCTGTCACTGAAATTCAC